ACGACTGGTCTAACAGGCGCAACAGGTCAAACAGGTTTGACAGGCGCTACTGGATTGGCTGGAGCAACAGGTACTAGAGGAGCGACTGGTTCAACTGGTCCGCAAGGTACGACTGGTAATACGGGAGCGACTGGTTCAACTGGTCCGCAAGGTACGACTGGTCTAACAGGCGCAACAGGTCAAACAGGCTTAACTGGCGCAACTGGTTCAACTGGTCCGCAAGGTACGACTGGTCAAACAGGAGCAACCGGTCAAACGGGTGCAACTGGTTCAACTGGACCTCAAGGTACGACAGGTAATACTGGTGCTACAGGCTCAACTGGCTCGATAGGTTTGACAGGAGCTACTGGCCCAGGAATTTCTGGCACTTTCACTAAAGTGGCTTTCTTCAATAGTGGTACAACGATTACCACTGATAACTTATTCCACTGGGATAACGTTAACAAAAGATTAGGCGTCGGCGCTACTGGACCAGAGCAGCGTATTCATACCGATGGTGCTGTTTTAGCTGAAAGATTTTTAACACGAGGCGCAACTGGCGTAGTTGTTGTTGGGAATGGTAATTTAACAAGCGGCGTTGGTGACGCAATACTTGTTGGTCTTCGTAATACTACTGGCGCGACTGGAGTTGCAAATAATGCTGTCGCTGTAGGTGCTGACAATACTTCAAGTAGCTTTGCTTCAGTAGCATTTGGTGTTTCTGCAGTAGCTACTATTACTAAAGCGGTAGCTGTTGGCGTAGAAACAACTAGTAGTGGACAATATGGTTTAGCAGTAGGTAATAGTTGTACAGCTAGTGGTAGTTATTCCTCAGCTGTTGGTTATGGAGCAGCAGCTACAGGTGATGAAGCAGTTGTTTTTGGATTTAATAGCACTGCTGCTGGAACAACTTCCGTTTCTATAGGAGCATTAAATCAAACAAGTTCTGGCGCTGGGTCGTCTGTAGCATTAGGAATAAATAATGCTACTACAGCATCTTCAAGTAGCGGGATTGGAATTAGTAATTTTGCTGACGGCGTTAATGCTGTAGCAATAGGATATTCTAATAGATCTAGTCGTACTAATTCAGTTTCAGTTGGTGTTTACAACTTTGCCGGTGCCACCGGTGCTACCGGTGCTGGTTGGGCTAGCGTCAACTTTGGCATTCTGAATAACAATGGTGCTTCTGGCGTAACACTTAATACTAACGGAACGATTACAGGAACACCATCAGCACTTAGCTCGATGGGCGGCCGGACAGTAGCTTTAGGCATTTTAAATAGAACGAATGCGAATCAAACAATAGCAGTTGGTTATAGTAATGTTGTTAGTGACGAAAATAGTTGTGCTTTTGGTTCAAATAATAATGTTCAAGGAAATACAACTTTTGCAGCTGGTATAAGTAATAGTACTAATGGTCAGCGATGTTCTGCTTTTGGATATGGTTCATCTGCAAGTGGAACTTATTCATTTGCTGCCGGTTATCAAGCAACAGCAAGTAGTTATAGCACAGCTATAGGTAGAGATGTTTCAACTTATGGTGATAATAGTACTGCAGTCGGTGTAGCTTGCACAACAGGCAGCTCTATATATGGTACTGCGGTAGGATATTATTGCACGGTTTCTGGAGATGCATCAACAGCGTTTGGATATAATGTATCTGTCACTTCAAATAATTCAACCGCCATTGGTATTTTTGCTAAAACTGGTATTAATGGCACTATGGAAATTGGTTATTGGAGCAATGCATTCAATCGTAACGCTGCAGTTCGTATTCATAGCACCGGAATGGTCGCTCAAACCATTCAAGATAGGTCTACCGCGTATACTGCAGCCAATGGCGCTACTGGCGCAACTGGTTCGCGTGGTTTTGAAGCAGATAATACACTCGCACCAAATATGTTTGCAATTCGTCGTAATGGCGCAACCGGAATTCTTCTTGATTATAATGTTGCAGGGACTATTTATACAAAAGAAATTGGCGGTTCTGGTGGTAGTGGAGCGACTGGTCCGACAGGTTTAACAGGTGCTACTGGCACTGCAGGAACCGCTGGCGCGACTGGTTCGACAGGTCCACAAGGTACTACTGGTTTAACAGGCGCTACTGGATCGCAAGGCACCACTGGTTTAACTGGAGCCACAGGTCCTTTAGGAGCACCAGTAGTATACTCTCCAACAGCAACAACAAGTATCAGTGAAACAAGCGGAATGGTTGTAGTTTTAGCAAATGCAACATCTGGAAGTTTAACTGTTAATCTACCCACTGCAGTAGGAAACACTGCAAGAATAATTATTAAAAAAACAGATTCATCTGCAAATACAGTTATAATAGATCCTAACTCTACACAAACTGTAGATGATAGTGCCACAAAAACTATAGAATTTCAATATACAAGTGTAACTTTAGTAAGTAATAATGCAAACTGGTTTATAATATAATAAATAGGAAAAAAATATGTCATTCGTTGAAAGAATAAAACTTACAGATGGAACAGAAGTTGCGTCTGTCAATACAAGCAATCAATTAGAGGTTGCGGTTGGCCAGTGGGGTGGAACCTCAGTAGTAAATGGAGGAACGGCTGGAACAATAGCTGTTGGCGGCATTCAAGCCCATGATGCCCCATTATCTGGAAATAATCCCATTTTAGTTGGTGGAGTTGGATCATCTGTAACACCTACAGCTGTTACTAATGGTGATTTAAGTAGATTTTGGTTAACAACAACAGGCGCTTTAAATATAGCTGATGCAGGAGCATCAATAACTGTAGATGGCACAGTGACTGCTGTTGGAGATGTTGCTCATGATGGAGTCGATTCTGGGAATCCGCAAAAAATAGGCGCAAAAGCAATTGCCCATAGTTCAAACCCTGCGGCCGTAGCTGCTGCCGATAGAACAGATTTATATGCTAATAGGCATGGAATATTATGGACTATAGGGGGTCATCCAAATATTCAATCTGCAGAATATTTTACCACAGGAGCCCAAACAAATGATAATGTTTTACCACTAATATCACCAGGAACAAAATATGTAATTACAAGCATTACTGTTACTGCATCAGCAGCAAATACAGTTAATACATCAGTTAGACTTGGTTTTGGAACTGGTGGAGTACCCGCCCAAGGTACTTCAGGAGCAGATGCTGTTACTAAAGTAGTTTTAAGTCATCCAAATATACCAGCAGGATCTGGTGTAGTTAAAGGCAATGGTAGTGGTATAGTTGGTATAGGAGGAGATGGAGAAGAATTATATATAACTTGTTCTGTTCCAACAACTGGGAGTTTGATAGTTCAGGTAGATTATTATACTATTGAGAGTTAAAAATGGCTATAGCATATGACGCTGGAAGTGAATCCCATACTGGGACAACTGGTTCAACAAATCAATCAAGTTTTACTTGGACACATACGCCTGTAGGAACTCCAAAAGGAGTTCTTGTATTTACTTTTGTTAATGCAAATGCTGATGATGCGACATCAGTTAGTTATGGAAGCTCTAGTTTAACAACAGTTGGTGGTTGGAGAGCTGTTGATACAGGCGGTGAGCCTGGTGATTGTAAAGCATGGTTTTTAGGAAGTAGCGTGCCAACTGGAGCTCAAACAGTAACAGTTAATAGAAATAATAATGCTAATGAAATGTATGCAGTTGCAATAACTGTCACATCTAGTCAAAATTCAGATGTGCATACAGCAGGTATAGTTTTATTACAAAATGACGGAGCTATAGCATCACAATCTGTTACAGACGGAAGTTCTGGAACTGGTAATTCAGTAAGATTTGCCGCAATAAATTGTGGGGCAGACGATTTTGGAACTACGTTACCATCATCTCCAGCGTTTAATACTTTATATCCAGATAGTGCTAATAGCACATGGATACATGGAATAGATTTTGGGACTAGAGTATGTGGAGTTGTAAGAGAGACAACGGCTGGCACTGGAGCTAGAAGTGTAGGCTTTTTTGGCCCAACTGATGATAGAGCAGCTGTTCATTTAGCAATTAAAGATGTTGTTGGAGGAGCAGTAACAACTATAAAAGATTTAATAGGTTCTTTAGGAATAATACCTTTTAGAAGATGATATATTATTATAAAACGCCAAATTATTGTGTAGCCATTAATCCTAAAGTTGGTTGCACTTCATTTGCTAAAGCTATAATAAATACTTTTTATCCAGATATAGATAAAGAGATAAATGATACTTCTACAGTATTCCATGGGCCAAAATATATATTACTATGCCCTAAAATTCAAATTCCTAATAAACCAGTAGTATGTTTAGTCAGGGATCCAATAGAAAGATTTGCTTCAGCCATAAATGAAACAGGTATAAATATTGATGAAGCAGTAAAGTGTTTATTAAATGATGAATATTATCACTTTCCAATATATAGTAAACCTAAAAGACTTAGAGAAGACGGGCATTTTAGGGAACAATTTAAACTAATAACTAATGAAGCGCATTTATTTAAGTTTCCAGAACAAATAGAAACAATGGCCAATTTTATAGGTATCTCTAAAATAGATAATCTTAATAAATCTAACAAAAAAGTAAAATTAAAACAAGAACATATAAACTTTATTTTAGATTATTATTATAAAGATTTTGAGCTTTACAAAAAAGTTTCTAAACATCTTTATGACAAATATTAGTTTGGTGTATATCTATAATAGGACTTTTATAAGGATTTTTTATGCAAAGATTGTTTTTTAATTCTTCGATGCCTAGAAGCGGAAGCGAACTTTTACAAGTTATTCTTCATCAAAATCCACTAATTTACGCATCTTCTACATCTCCATTACTTGAGTATCAATACGGCGCAAGATCTAATTATAACTTGCCAGAAGTAATGTCTCAAGAGCCGCATACTATGGCTGCAGCTTTTATTAATATGTGCCATGGGATGGCCCACTCATATTATAGCGCAATCACTAATAGGCCTTATATTATTGATAAAAATAGGGGCTGGACTCACTATTATGAATGGGTTGATCAATGGAATATGGCGCCAAAAATGATATGTATGGTTAGAGATTTAAGAAGTATTTTAGCTTCTTTTGAAAGAATTTATCGTATAAATAGACATAATCCAGTAGGGCCCGATAATCCAGCAGCTATTAAAAATATGACTGTTGTTCAAAGAGTAGAGCACTGGCTATCAACACAACCTATCGGTTTAGCTTTACAAAGAACTATTGATACTTTTCAAAGGAAGATTGATAAAAATATATTATTTGTTAAGTATGAGGATTTATGTAATAAGCCAGACGAAACAATGAACAAGATTTATTGTTATTTGCAAATAGAATATTTTCAGCATGATTTTAATAATATAAAGAAACAAGTTTATGAAGATAGTAAATATTTTGGCCCTTTTGGGGACCATTCAATAAAACCAGTACTAAAATCAGTAAAACCGCGAGACTGGGAAGATATTTATGAAGATTCAAGTTTTATAGTTAATAGCAATAGATGGTATTTTGACGTTTTTAATTATGAGGTATAATAATGTTATTTGATAATGCATCAGTTAGTAATGCCCCAACAGCACAGCAAGTAGCTGCTAAAATTATTTTTTCTGCCAATAATACTTTTGATCGTATGTTAAATACAGCATATAATGATTTTAATTCTTTTTGGGGGCTAGAAGCTCAAGGTGGACCTAGCGGTTTAGATATATTAACAGCTTTAGGCCCTAGCGCTTATACTGTTATGGCTGTAGCATGGGCTAGAGTACAAATGTTATATTCAGTTGCTCAAGCAGTAGGTAAAGAAAATTTAGTAGATTTAAATAGATTACTTCCTCCATATGATTTTACTTGGAATCAAGATGGAAGTTTAGAGACAGCTACACCTAAATAATGCTAATTTTAAGGACGCGCGATGAGTAAAAAATTTCGTTTTCACATATTGGGTTTGCCACACACAGTTACAAATCCAGAATATTCCGCTTGTGCATACACTCAGAAGGTTTTAAAATTTGGTAAAATGATGAAGGCCCGTGGTCATCATATAATACATTATGGCCATGAGGAATCTAATCTGATTTGTGATGAGCATGTAACTGTAACTACTAACAAAGATTTAGAAATAGCTTATGGAAGTTATGATTGGCGGAAAAATTTCTTTAAATTTGATACCATGGATCATGCTTATCAAACTTTCTATAAAAACGCTATTTTAGAAATAGAAAAAAGAAAACAACCACTAGATTTTATTTTACCTTTTTGGGGTCAAGGTGTTAAGCCAATATGCGATGCTCATTCGGACTTAATTTGTGTAGAACCTGGGATAGGTTATGCAGCAGGCCATTGGGCCAACTGGAAAGTTTTTGAGTCTTATGCGATCTATCATGCTTATTGCGGCCTTAAAAATGTTGGAGAATGCAGACAGAGTTGGTATGATGTAGTTATTCCTAATTATTTTGATTTAGACGAATTTGAGTATTCAGATAAAAAACAAGATTATTTTCTTTATTTAGGAAGAGTTTATGATGGTAAAGGCGTAAATATAGCTATTCAAGTTACAGAAAAAATAGGCGCAAAACTTATTATAGCTGGACAAAAAGAAGAGGGTTATTATTTACCACCTCATTGTGAATATGTTGGTTATGCAGATATAAATAAAAGAAAAGAATTAATGAAAAATGCTAAAGGTAGTTTTTTACCTAGTATGTATGTAGAGCCATTTGGCGGAGTCCAAATAGAGAATTTATTATGCGGAACCCCAACTATTACAACAGACTGGGGAGCCTTCAGCGAGAATAATATAGAAGGAGTTACTGGCTATAGATGTAGAACATTTGAAGATTTTGTAAATGCCGCACTTAATATAGATAAAATTAATCCTGCCGACTGCAGAAAACAAGGGGAGAAATTTTCTTTAGAAAACATAGCGCCAAAATATGAAAAATATTTTAACGATATAATGAATGTTTACACTGGAAATGGGTGGTATCAGATTAGTGAAAACTGTGATTTAGAACAAATAGATAAAGAAGAAAAACCTTTTGCAGAAAATTTAGCTGTTTGGATAAAACAACACGCAATTCCAGATGCTAAAATTATTGATCTAGGTTGTGGTTTAGGGACTTATGTTAACGCTTTAAGAGATCAAGATTTTAACGCAATAGGTTATGATATAGATCCTAAAGTAAAAGGAAAGCCAAATTTAATACACGCAGATCTATTTTCAGTTAATGATCTTGGAAATATTGTTATGTGCTTAGAAGTTGCTGAACATATACATGAAAAATTATCTGATAATGTTGTTAAAACAGTTTGTAAAAATGTTGCTAGTGGTGGTGTAGTCATATGGACTGCCGCAAAACCTGGGCAAGGTGGAACAGGCCATATTAATTGTCAACCTAAAGAATACTGGCAAGAGAAATTTAAAAAAGAAGGTTTTGAGAGAGATTATGATATAGAAAATTCTATTATTAATCATGTTACTCAAGGATATTATATGGGTTGGTTTGTTAATAATTTAATGGTGTTAAAACGTGTCTAAAATTAAAATACATACTATTGATCAACCAGAGAGTGAAATCACTACATATGTCTTAAGTTGCAATAGACTCCATTTGTTAGAAAAAACGATGGAGTCTTTTCTTAGGACTAGAGATATTATAACAAAAATAGTTATAGTAGATGATAGCGCTATAGATGGTGTTTTTGAAAAATTAGTCGAAAAATACGGGGAAATAGCAGATATAATTTGCTTTCCAGAAAATCGCGGTCTTTGGTGGGCACAAGATTTTATGACATCTTTTTGCTCTACCAAATACATTTTTTATCTAGAAGAAGATTGGCATTTTATAGATACAGGATATTTATCTCTATCAAAAGATATTTTAGAAAAATATAGAGATATAGGATCTATAGATATTTCTTGGAGAACTTTTCAAGAAGAATGTATTGATTCTTATGAAGATCAATTAATAGATAATAGTTTTTATTATAAGAAGCCTTGGCGTATAACTAAAAATCATTTTCATTGGTTTATTTGGCAAGGGAGTCCTAATCTTAAAAGAAGAGAAGATTTAATATTATTAGGGCGTGTAGAAAAATATTATAATGAATGGAATATAGATAGGAAGTTTTTTGGGCTTGGTTTTAAAGGTGTTTATTTAAATAAAAAATGTGTGATACATACTGGCGATAATGAAAGTATAATGGTTAATAAAAGGCCAAATGAAATTACTACGCCAGAAACACTTTTTCCAAAAGAGTTATCTAATAATAGAACTTTACCTTGGGTAGATTATTATAAATATGATGAATTAGCTTTACAAGTTAGAAACACTGATAAAGATCATACAGAATATGAAAATGTTTTAGTTACTGCTTTAATAGATATTAATAGAGATAAAATAGACAATAGAAGTTTTGAAGATCATTATATAAATGGTTTACAGAAATTATTAGAGGCAAACGTTCCGCTTGTTATTTTTGCTGATGAAAAATATTATGAAAAAATAAGCGCAATGACTGGCGGAAAAAAAGCAATAGTACATTTTAGGTCTTTAAATGATATAAGAAGAATGTATTATCATAATAAGATTGTTGAGATAACAAATACAAAAGAATGGAAAACTCAATCTAGTTGGATGTATGATAGCGTTATAACTAATCCAGACTATATATCTTTAACCTTGCATAAAATAGAATTTTTAAAATATGCGGTATATAATAGTAAGTATTGTTTTCAAGGAAAAAGATATTTTTGGATAGATTCTGGTATATGTAATAGTTATAATATAAATTTTATAAAAGATGTAGACTTTAATAAAATACAAACAGATAATTTATTTATAGCATCTTATCCTTATCCCATATACACAGAAATTCATGGATTTTCAAAAGATGGGTACAAAAAACTTTGCAAGTCGACTCCATTAAAAGTATTAAGAGCTAGTATTTTTGGAGGGGGGTTAGATGCAATCAATGAATTAAATACTTATTTTTATGACTTTTTAGATAAAGCTTTAAGTATGGGATATATAGGTACAGAAGAGGCTATTTTTGCGGGTATTTATAAGGATAAACCAGAAATATTTGATGTATATCATATGCCAAATGGCGATATTAAGAATTACTTATCTACTATAGTAAATAACGGTGTATAATATATAGATTTTTTTATATAAAAAGAGGTAAAAAATGGCCGTATTACAACCTAGCGATCCAAATAAAAAGTATATCTATACATTAAAGCCAGATGCTGATGTTAATGATATATATTATATAACAAGTTTAAATGGCGTGAAACAATCAAATTTTGAATTTGATGTGGATGGGACAAGTCGCGCCGAGTTTGATTTATCTAGCTATCAAATAGTAGAAGGCTCTATTGATAGCGGCTCTAATACAAGTTCAGTTATTGACTGTGGCTTTTGGAAAGATGACAAATCTCAGTTAGTAGGTTTGTATTTTCCAAACACTTTTTCATCTAATTCTGGCACTTTTACCAGCTCAGATGAATCAAGTGGCACATTTAATACAATAAAAAGCGTAGGCGGCGCTTCGAATTATTCGATTACTATTTCTACAGGATGTTATGTTCCAGTAGATCCTGAAGTTTTTAGCGGAGCTTCGTTTATAAAACTCGTCACGAGTTCAAATCAAACCGCTGATAGGACTGTTAAATTTGTTATAAGACCTGTAGAATAGAGTGTTTTTATGAAAATTTCGCTTCCGCCATAACCATCTAAGAGGTGTGTCATGAAGAAATTATTATTTTCTATTTTCATTTCTGTTTATTTTCTTTTTAACACACCCTCTCTTTTTTCTCAAGTAGGTATCGACAGGCCTGAAATATGGCGTTTTATAGAAGAATCTGAAATTAAAAAATCAGTTGTAAAGATTACTTGTAGAAAAAAAACAGAAGCTAATCCAAAAGGCGATTTTATAGGTTTAGGTTCTGGATCAGTTATTTTTAAAGAAGAAAATCAAGAAGGTTGTCCAAAAGGCTGGTATTACGGTCGAATATTAACTGCTGCCCATGTAGCAGATTGCGATTTAATGGATATCAATTTTTATAATGGTAAGAAAAGCGAGAATGCTGTTAAGATCAAATTATATGATGAGATGTATGAAGTTTCAGGACATAAAAATGACGCAGCATTAGTTAAGGCATGTATACCTGATGATATACAACCTTTAAAGATAGCTAAAGATTTGCCAAATTTATATGGAGATTGTCAGATTTTAGGTTTTGGCGGCGGGTCTGATAAAGTTAGACATTTTAGTTCTAAAATAGCTATATGCGATGATAAAGGTACTTGCGTATTAGGTTTTGCTATGCAAGGTGATAGCGGCGGTCCAATATTGAATGATAAAGGTGAAATTATAAGCGTAGTTGCTACTGTGACTTATAGTAATAGGCATGAAAGAGTAAATGGAGCTTTAATTGGCGCTCCTACAAATGGTCCAAGTTTAAAGATTATTAAAGAATTGACAGGGTTATAAGATGAAAAAGGTATTATTAAGTTTATTATTTGTTTTCTTAAGTTGTTCATTAGTGTTTGCTCAAATAGATTCGCCTGAAAAAAGCGAAGCCTATAAATTAATAGTTTTTGATTATAAGCCAGTAGAAGCATCTAAAGTTGTAGATATCAGTATACATAGAGTATATAAAATTAAAGTATCTGGCCGCGATGTTGAAGTTTTAGAATCTGAAACTGTAGAATGTCTCCCATTACAAGATGGTAAATATGTTTTTACAAGCCGCCCCGGTTTGTATAAGATATTAATTACTAGCTATGGGGAAAAACTTGATAAAACTTTTTCTTATATAGAAATACTTGGAGATACTGTTAATCCAACGCCTCCTGGTCCAGAACCTGACCCAAATCCTAACCCTAACCCAAACCCAAATCCTCCAGATTTAGACGGGCTGGCTTTAGAAATATATAAAGCTGCGACAGAAGTAAGATCAGATAATAAAGGCCCGGAAGCAAAAGTGTTAGCTACATGTTTTGAAACTATTGCTTCTAGAGCCGCTGGTTTAAATATGTCTCCACAACAAATGGCCACAGAATTATCTTCTTTATTAAAAGATAGATTGACTGATGAAGTTAGAAATAAATGGTCAAATTTTAATGCTAAATATGTTGATTTAATGAAAACAGTTTCTCCAGACAAGGACGAATATATAGCAGCCTATTTGGAAGTGGCGAAAGGTTTAAAAGCAATTAAATGATTGGTGAAATCTTAGCGTGTTTTTTAATAGCTGATTTTTTTACTGGGCTCTTTCATTGGATTGAAGATGCCTATGCTACAAAAGATTGGCCGTTTGGTATAGGCGTTCATAATATTGAACATCACAAACAACCTGGCTTAATGGGTAGAATGGGTACTTTTCTAACAAGGAATTTAGTCCCTATTCTTTTAACTGTTTGTTTAGCTCCTTTCTTATTAATTTTAGGTATCGATTTATATTGGGTGGTATTAATTGGTTTTTTTACTTCTATGGGCAACGAAGTTCATGCTTGGAATCATAGAAGTCAAAACAATATTTTTATTACTTATTTACAAGAAGCAGCTATAGTACAAACAAAATATCAACACGCTAAGCATCACAAACCTCCATATAATAAATGTTATTGTGTATTAAGTAATATATTAAATCCTATATTAGATTATTTTAATGCATGGGCGAAATTAGAAAGTATATTAGATAAGTTTGGAATAAAAGTAAAGAGAATGTCTGAAGAAAGAGATGGTTATTGAAATGAGTCAAGAATTTGGTTGGATTGCTCCTGAAGAAAGAGATTATAGTGTAGCGAAAGCTCATGATGAGATTTTAAGTTTTTCAAAACTTTTCGGCAGCACGGCTTGGAATTTAAGTGGCACAGGCGAGAAGAAAATAGTATTATTACATGAAGCTTTAACAAAGTTGTGGAATGGAACTTTTCCTATTAATACTCAAACTATTGGCGATTGTGTAAGCCATGGTTATGCTAAAGGCATTGAAGTATTAATGGCTGTTGAAATTTTACTTCGTAAAGAATCAGAAAAATGGCCAGGAGTATTAACTGCAACAGAATGGATTTATGGTACTAGTAGAGTTATTCAAGGTCAAGGTAGATTAAGGAATATGGATGGTTCTTTAGGTTCTTGGGCTCAAAAAGCAGTTAAAGACAACGGAACTCTATTGAGAAAAAAATATGATAAATATGATTTAACTAACTATTCTGGTAAAGTAGCTAAGGCTTGGGGTTTTAATGAATTACCTTATGAGTTGGAGCCAACAGCTGATGAGCATCCAATCCAAACTACCGCTCTTGTTACTTCGTATGAAGAGGCGCGTGATGCAATCGCTAATGGTTATCCAGTTGTAGTTTGCTCAAATCAAGGCTTCACTATGAAGCGCGATTCAGAAGGTTTTGCTAGACCACAAGGTAGATGGGCCCATTGTATGTTATTCTCTAGTGTTGATGATGAGTATAAACGCCCAGGTTTGCTTTGTATTAATTCATGGGGTGAAAATTGGATCGATGGCCCTAAACGCCATAATCAACCAGAAGGCTCGTTCTGGGTAGATGCTGATGCAGCAGATAGAATGCTTAAGCAGCAAGATTCATACGCTTTATCTAATTTTAAAGGCTATCCAGCTCAGGAGATTAATAATAATCTATGGTAAGGTATTTAACTGTTCTTTTATTTTGTTTATTGCCTTGTCTAGGCTTTACTCAAGAGAAAATTGGCGGCTTTAAAAACTATAATGATTTTATAAAAGAATCATACTCAAAAAATAGTTTTAAAGAAGGTACATACTATATATTAGTTAGTGCAGATTGGTGTCCTCCATGCCAAAGATTAAAAGAACAGTTAAAGAAGACTATATTCCCTAAAGGAAAAAGCGTCGTCTTAGTAGATTACGATAAAGAAGAAGCATTAAGGAAAAAACTACTAGAAGGTACAGATAAATCTATACCTAAATTATTTAAATATAAAGTAGATAAGAATGGGAAAGGAGTCAGAACGTTTTGGAACAATTCTGATTTAGAAGGTTTTTTTAATGATTAGCGAATTTTTTGTAGCATTTGGAATTTTAGTTTCTACAGCTTTAGTGCAAGATGAATTTCCTCCACTACCAGTTCCGTCACCAGTAGTTACTCAAGATGAGAATATTCAAGATGGGTTGTTTGATAAGATATTAGAAAGTATCAGGCAAGAGTCTAAAACACAACGCGCCCTATTAGGTTTAATCTCTTCTAGAATTATAGAGATAGACGAAAGACTTCAAGGTTTAACTGAAAGAGATAACTTTCAACCTTTAAGAAATCAAATTGAAGAGTTAAAGAAGATATTAAGTAATTTAGAGCTTAAGCCAGATTTTCAACCTATTAGAAATTTAGTTGAAGAAGTATCTAATAAAGTTGATGAATTATTTAATAAAAATGAGCTTGAGAGAGCACGTGTTTTAGATAAAATTAGGCAGCTTTTTGATGATAGACTTGCTTCTTTAAAAGATATAAATGATAGATTAAATTTATTACCTAATTTAATAGAGCAAATAAATCAAGAAAGAGAGCGTAGACGTTTAATAGACATAATTGTTGAACGGATAGATGCAAGGCAAAAAAATATAGAAGAAAGGCTTAATTCTGTCGATTTAAGACTGCGCCCATTAGAGGCGTTAGCTAATTGGATCCATAAAATTATAAATGGAATCTTCTATATTGCGCTTAAAATATTTGGTGTAATTATAGGTATACTGTTAGGTTTGGCGTTAATTAGAGCGGTATTTGCGAGACTTTTCCCAGAGCTTTATAGTAAAATAGCATCAACTATTAAATTTATATTTATGATACCTTGAGGTTAATATGGGCGATATTCAAGATTATATAATGCCATTCATCACCTTTATTCTTGGTGGTGGTTTAATTACTTTTCTTAAATATCGTAAAGAAGTACAAGATTCTGAGAGAAAAGACCGTCGTGAATTTGATGCTATGGAAAGAGACAAGTATAAAAAGATGGCAGAAGAGCAAGAAAAGCGAATAAGCCAATTAGAATTACTTGTTATCAATAGCAATCATCCAGAATGGCGTAAAAATAGTCGTGGCATATATGAATATGTTTCGACATCTTATGAAATTTGTATTTTATTACCAATGGGGAAAAGACGTGAAGACGCAGTGGGGAAAAGTGATGAAGAAATCTTTGCTGGTTATCCAAAAGTATGGAAAACTTTAAAAGAGTTAGATACTGAAGCTGCCTTAAGCCCTTTAAAAACAGCTGTCAAAAGAGGTATTAAATTTCCTAATAACGAAGAAACTATGATGGTAATTAAAGAAATAGCTCAAACAATAGATGATAAAACTTATTATTTAGGTAGAGCTTATAGAGACGAGTTGATCAATGCGCCCACTAGATAGAGCTATAAAAAAATTAAAAGAGAAATGGCTTGAACAGATATCATCTATTTTAGATGGTTCTTGCGGGTGCGTGCGCCCAGTTACATTGATTTATGAAATTCCTGTATACAATAATTGTAATACTGCCGGGATTAATAAATATGGTATACCGGGGCAGATTAATCAAACAGCTTGTGATATTACCACAGTAGAAGAAACACTGGACTTAGCAGTATTCTATAATGAAAAAGCTTATGTTTTTAAGAACCAAGCTTTAATTAATGAAAGTTTTGTACGAACTGTAGTTAATTTAGAAAATAAAGAAAAGCTAATAAAAATCGGAAAAATCAAAATAGATGGTGTATCTTATAGAAGAGATAGCGTGCCTGAGCCATGCGGTTTTGGACCCGGTTATGAATATTACTCTATTATTTGGATTAAGCAATGATAAATGCAAGAGTAATATTTGATGTAAATGAAATAGAGATGACACGCGCTGTAAAGATAAAAGTATGGCGCATTTTGTCTAAAATAATATATCCAGTTACTGTAGCTGTAGGCGAGCTATTTACAAGTTTTGTTAGAAATACAGAAACTTGGCAATCATTAACCACTAGTGGTAAAAATGATTTAAGGGCTCATTTAGGCTTAAGTAATGATATAGTAAACCAAGGCTTAAATGATATATTAGACACTTGGCAAAAAGGTATTAAAGTAACACTAGAAGATAGAAGTCCTAGTGGTAAAGATTTAGATATGGTAATTAATATTGGTGCTATACGCTCAGATTATAGCGATGTATTAAATTTACCCCTGTCTAAATATATATCTGTTAATAATGATAGGCGCAGCAAAAGATTTGGCACTGCCACTGAAATCAATTGGCTGGAATGGCTATTATTAGAGGCAAATTCAATTACTATTAGTAACTGGACTGTGGAGCATGTTGACGGCGTAAGACGTAAAAATGCTAGATCTGGCGTAGGTGGTTTAATAATGAGGCCATCTAAAAGTAAAAGTTGGACTATGCCAGCGGTTGGCAAAGTTAATTTTGTTGATAATATTTTAGAAAGCGCCGCTTTTCAAGATAGAGTTTTAGATATTATTATCAATAAAACAAAAGTAAATAAACTATGAGTTGCTGCGATAATTGGGATTTTAATAATATAACCGATTTTTCCTCAGTAGATTTTGCTACTGAGTTGCAGCGTAACATTAAAGCATGGCTGGACTACGCGTTTCTTAAAATAGGCGCGTGGGAAGACGTGGAAACTGGGGTTAATAATGACTGTGGGACAAACTATTACAATCTTACTGCTGTGGATCTTCCTGTGGGAGTTGGATATAAAATTTGGGCCGCTCCTAGAAAAGATTGGGTTTGGGAAGAAGTTACATACAACAGTGGACAGCCAATAGAGCCACAAATTTATGTAAATAATGTGCTAGATACAGGAGATAATTTTGAGATCAATTATCCATTAGGACAAGTTAGAAGTAGTACAATTACATCTGGAAATATTACAGCCTCATATTCTTTTAGAATAATGCAAGTATATATGGAAGGGGCTGGAGAGTGGTGGTTTAAATTAATAGATAGTATGTATAATGGAGAAACCACCCCATCTAATGAGGAAGTTTATAATTTATTAAGACAATATGGAGTGCAACCTCCAGCTATAGTTTTAGAGACATCTTCCTCATATCAAGAGGGGGCACAGCTAGGCAGTAGCGCCCATTGGGTTTACCAAGACATAGTATTTAATATAGTTACAGAAAATCCACATTTAAGAGATAAAATTGTATCTATTTTAACACTACAAAATGATAAAAGTTTTACGCTTTTTAATAGTGATTCCGGCGCTTTTCCCTTAAATTGCAATGGAGTGCCGACAGGCTCTCAATACACAGATTTACCAGGTTGGAAATGCACTAGAATAGTTAATGTTGGTTCATCATCGTTTGAAAGTCCTACCCCAGGTTTATACATTGGTAGGGTAAGGTTAAGATTTGAGATATTTAACCCATCAAAATAGCAAAACCGGTGTATAATACATAGTACTTTTTTTTTGGAGAAATAATAATGGCTCGTTGTGATCGTATTTATTTCGCTGTCCAGCAATTAGCTATTGCACGAGAAGGCAGCAGCACATATACTGCAGTAAAAGGCGCCCAAACCTTATCACTAGGTTTAGATGTTCCATTGCAGGAAATATTCGAATTAGGTAAACTAGAAGTTTATCAGCAGTTAGAAGACTTGCCAGATACTAATGTTACTGTAGACAAAGTATTAGATGGCAATCCTTTGATTTATCATCTTGCCACCCGTGACGCGACCACCCCAACTTTAGCAGGTCGCGCAAATGCTCGTTGCTCATTGGCTTTATCTATTTTTGATTCAACTAATGATGCTGCTAGCGGCGTTCCTGAATTTACCGTTCAGATGACTGGTATGTATTATCAGAACATTTCTTATACTTTTAGTGTTGGAGATGCTTTCCGTGAAAGTATTGGTTTCATTGGTAATGATATTTTAGTATCAAATGATGCTAATATTCTTAATGCCACTGATCAAGCTCGTTCTACTGGTATTACTGTTAATGGTCAGTTTACTGGCGTTCAAGATCCTCCTGATGGTGTTAATCGTAAGCAACATTTGATATTCGCTTATGATGCCGCTAGCTTGGATTCTAATGGACAAGTTGCTGAACCAGATGCAACTATTCTCCCAAGTATAGTTGATGGTATTAGCAATTCAGGCACTAATGAGTTCGTAGACAATGCTTATGAATCTAATGTTCAAAGTATTACTGTTTCAGCTAACGTTACTCGTGAACGAACTGACCAGTTAGGTACTCTAGAACCTGTTTGTCGTTATATTCAGTTCCCAGTTGAAGTCACTACTGAAATTCAGGTTGTACCTCGCTCACACGGTTTGGTGTCTGCTACCGCAAATGGTATTCTTAATACTGGTAACAGCGCTTGCTGGAATGGCGATATGAATTTGAAGAATCATACTATCCGTATAGCTTCTTGCGAAGGTACTAGAATTTACCTTGGTAAAAAGAATAAGCTTCAATCATTGAATTATTCAGGCGGTGATGCTGGTGGTGGTTCAGTCAATGTAAGTTACACTTTTAGAACTTTCAATGACTTTACTGTCATCCATGATGCTGATCCTCATAGTTCAGGTTCTACTTGGTGGACTAACCGAGCAAGCTTCTTGCTATAATAATGTTTGATGATACTAGGATAAAAAAATATATTTATCGTTTGCTTTCAGGAAAAGCATATTTAAAACTAAACGATGAATTTGTGATATATACTCCGCCTTGTGTAGATTTACTGCACCAGGCGGAGTTTTTTTATGAAGAGAAGTATTTTGAAGGATTGGCTAATAGTTTTATAACTTTAGAAGATTCTTATGATTTAGCTCTATCTAAAAAGATGGTTACAAATAATGAATTAGACGAGATAGATCAATTGCCGGCAAAAATAGATGATATTAAGGTTGATTATCTTTTCGCATATCAGCAAAAATCTGAATTTAGTATGAAGGTCTTAAAAAAGACTATAGACGCCATGCGGAAAAAGTTATCTAAATTATTAAGTAAAAAGAATACTTATTATAATATTACTGCTGATGCATGGGCAGATTATAATACTAAATTATGGACTGTATCTGAATGTTTATATGATAAAAACATGGTAAAAATCAATACTGATTCATATGTTTTTGTTAATAAGGTGTATAATAATTTTGACCAGATACCTAGTGATTTTTATAGAAAAATAGCAAGGCATCAAGAATGGTCTTTATATTGGGGATGCAAAGATAACTTGTTTAATCGTGCCGCCAATTCATTGAATGAAGAACAAATAACTATTATTAATACTTCTAAAATGTTTGATGCGATTCAACAAAATCCAAATTGTCCAGATAAAGAAGTATTAGACGATTCAGATTTATTAGATGGTTGGTTAATCAATAATAGTAGAAAGCGTGACGGCGATATAGCTAAAAGAGATATAGACAAACAATTAGATAGATCTGGCGTAAAGGGCGGTAATATATTTGTTGTTGCTAAAGATTCGGACGACGCCAAGAGAATTAATAATATGAATAATCAGGCAAATAAAATGGTTGCCAAAAACTTTTTAGGAAAATTAAATGAAAAGACAAAGAAATGAAAGATACGCTCAGCAAGCTAAGCGGAGTCTTTTTAATTATACAGAAAAACAAGCGCAAACTATAATGATAGGAGCGCTAGCCGCCATAGAAGATAATTTTGGATTTTTATGGGGACATGGCAAAGATTATGATGAGTTGACCGAGAATCAAAAAAAGATGCGAGATGCTTGGCAAGTCACTAGAACAAAAATATTAGATTTAGGCAATAGCAGGATTTCTTTAGTAGAAAAAGAGTTTAGCTATTTTATTATTGAACATGCAAATTTTAGTTATGATTTTAATTTAAGAAAAGAGGATCAATAGGATGAATACTACAAAAACTTTTGAGTTGAATAGCAAGTCTTACAAAGTCATAGAGCCGACTATTAATATTGAGAGCGCGGCCAAAAAGATATATATGACTGAGTATAACAAAGCTCTTAAGAATGATAGCGTGCCTAGAGATAGGTTAGATGATAAGCTTAAAGAGTTAGGACTATTATCTCAAGAAGATTATGATAAGATGGATAAGCTGCGTAATGAAATTGATGAGCTTATCAGGCCTTTAAAGACTGGCGGAATTAAACTTAAAGAGATGAAGGAGCGTGCAGAAAAGGCGCAGCTTTTAAGATTGCAACTTTATGGCTTGATTAGCTATAGAACAAAATATGATGATTTGACTGCAGAAAGCGTGGCTGAAGATGCTAAGTTTAATTTCTTAGTTTATTCATGCTTATTTGATGCCGAAGGCAAGAAAGTATTTAATACATATCAAGATTGGGAGAACTGCACTGATAGTGAGTTATTAGAGAAGGCTGCTTCATCCATGGTAGAAATACTATATCCAGATAGAGGTAATTTCTTTTCTACTTTACCTGAGAATGAATTCTTAGTTAAATACGGGTTTTATAATAAAGATTTAACTCCTGTAGACGCTCCTAAACCAGAAGAGTTTAAACCATTCCTTGATGAAAATGATAATCCTGTAGTAGTTACCGCAGAAACTGTCGCAACTTAGTTATAAGGTTGTAAAAAATAATGGCCGATTTTAAACTGCGCGGGCAAGTTGAATTAAACTTCAGTCCGAACAAAGGTGTCTCAGCGATAGCCGCTCAAATTCGTAAAGAGTTGGGCGGCTCTATTCCTGTTGATTTGGCAGTTAGAGGGGTTAATGCTCAGTCTATTGACCCTATTAAAAATAAAATTAGAGAGGCTGTTAGAGAGACTGAAAATCTTGGAAAAGGAATGTCATCTTCTATTGAAAGAAATACTCAAAAAGCTATTTCTAGTTATAGAAGTTTTACATCTGAAATAGAAAAAGAAACAAAGAAGTTAAATAAAACAGTTAACTTATTTGACTCGTTTGTCGGAGGTATTAGCACAAGATTTGCGCAATTTGCTAAATTCGCTATTGCTTCTGCAGGCGTTCAGAAAATTGTTCAGGCTATTGATTATGGTTTTGATGCTATTATTAAAATTAATAGTGCTCAAATTAAGTTGCAACAGATTACTGGTAATACTGCAGCAGAAGTTAATAGATTTTCATCTAGTATTATTCAATTAAGTCGTAATGTTGGTGTCGCATCAACTGATTTGCTTGAAGCTTCAGATACTTTAGCACAGGCAGGTTTTGGATTAAAAACTATTCAAGGATTAATGAAGAGTTTAGCTAATACCCAATTAGTGCCTACATTCGGTAATTTAGAAAAAACTACTGAAGGTGTTGTGTCTGCTATTTCACAATTTAGATTATTAGATGTAAATGGCTCTACTAAAAACGTAGATAAATTTTTAAGTACATTAAATACTCTATCTAAAAAATATGCTGTTGAAGCCAGTAACATTATTGAAGGTATTAAAAGCGCTGGTGGTGTTTTTGCTGCTTCAGAAGGTATTTTAAGTGAAGATGCTTTAGGTTTAGGTAAATCAACTAACGCTAATAAAAATTTAGACACATTAAGAAAATTTGCTGCAATAACCACCAGTATTCGTAGCACAACACGTTTGCCAGATACTGTTATATCTACTGGTTTAAGAACTGTCATAAATAGATTACAAGACCCATCAGTTGAAAAAAAAGTACAAGAAATATTAGGGGCAAATCTCTCTCTTAGAGATACTAGAGGAGAATTTATTGGAACATTAGAAGCGGCCCTTAAATTAAATAAAGCATTACAAGATGTAGGTTCTAATACTGCGACATATATTGAAGTAGCTAATGCTATCGGTGGTGGCGTAAGACAAGCTAAAATTGCCATACCTCTTATTACTGGTGTAGCAGATGCTTATGAAGCGCTAGCTGAAGCAAGAAAAGGCGATAATTCTTTAGCTAAAGATGCAGAATTAGCATCAGAATCCTTATCTGTCAAAATAACAAAAATAGGACAGGATTTAGCAGCTTTCGGTACAAAAATTGCTGAGAGCAGTGGTTTTAAAATAATGCTTGATCAAATTAGAAGTGTAACACAAGCAGTTACATTTTTAATAGATACTTTAAGCCCAACACTTCAAATTGGTTTTGCTGCTGGTGTTGGTAGTATTTTAGCACCAAAAGCATATAATGTGCTTCAAGGAACTGCTTCAATTTTGAGAGGGCAGAACCCAAGTGATTTAATTACACGCAGGCAGGCAGGTGTAGTTAGCGCTATTCCTTTTATGGATAAATTTCTAGGTAGACCTCCTGTTGTGCCATCAGATATGGTAGATGAAATTTATAATAAAACTAAAAGGAAAAGAAGAACGGTTGATTATGGTGATGATGATGATTATATGGGCTACGCTCGCGGCGGCTATGTTAATGCAATGCTCATGCCTGGAGAAATTGTATTTAGTCCAGAAGAAGTTAAGCAAATAGGACTTCCTAATTTAGAGAGATTAAATAGACAAGGATTAAAAACAGTTCCAGGTTCTGGAAATACAGATAGCTTTCCAACATTCTTAGCAGAAGGCTCTTATGTATTAAATAAGAGAGCCTCAAATATGTTAAGGGGTGGTAGAGTTAGAAGAATGGCTAAGGGCGGCCTTTTCAAAAATATGATGAGCCTCTTAACTACTGGTAGGAAGGTGCCAAATATTGATGAAATGAATATGATGGCCGCTGGCATAGCCGCAATCCCCGCAGCAGAAGTAGCCACAAAACCACAAAATAGAGTCGGTTACGCAGTAAGAAATGGTAATGCTATAGGCCTTAACAAAAAAAATAAATTTTATTATGAGGATAATAACACAATTCCTCATGAAATGGCGCATGCTTTAAATATAGATAAAGCAACAGTGAAAGACTATGGAAGTTATTTTCAACCAGAAAGAGAAAAGTATGCTAAAAGAGCTATGGAAGATGTTAGCCAAATTCCAAGAATTGAAGGAATAGCTACATTTCTAGAAACTAATAAAGAGTTTGGTAAAGCAGTAGAAAATTTAACAACTAGTATTACAACAGGTCAATCAAAAGCTTTAAGTAAATATAATCAAGCTTTAAGATTCGCAGCTGATAATTTATTAAAAGAGGCGGAACAATTAAAAGCAAGCGGAGCTTCTAAAGAAAAAGTAGCGAAAGCAGAACAAAAATTCCTAGATTTTTATGATACAATAGAAGAAAAAACTTTACGGCTAGCTGAAAAACTAGATCCAAATATAAGAGGCAATAGAGAAAGAATCACAGAACTTGGCATTAGATTAGTAAAAGAAGAAGGTGAAAGAAGAGCCACATCAATAAATGCTAACAAAGCTATGGGAGCATTGAATAGAGATGTTATTAATAATGAAGAGAAAAAAAGAGTAGAAAAAGCTCTATCTAAAACAGGAAAGCAAAAAGAATCTTTGCAGCAGCAAATAGATGCTATAGACGCAGCCAATCCTCCGTCAGGTAAAAATAGTACATTTCAACAAGTTCGCAATCAACAACAAAAAGCCCCATTATTAAAACAGTTATCTGATGTAGAAGCAAAAGAACAAAAATTATTAAACAGACAACAGTTTCTAAATACATATACATTAACAAGAAAGCAAAAAACAGAAGCTTTCAGAGATTATAGCGCAGGAAGAGCTCAATCTTATTTAGATGCTGGCCAATTAGCTAATGCTGAAGACGAAGCAAGATCTGCAAGTATAGCAGCTCAACAAGTTAGTGATATGGATCAAGGCAAATTAAATATGCTAAGATCTCAATTAGCTCCTATACAAAGAGACGCTAATAATAATGTTATTGGTGGCGGGAATGAAGATTTAAGAAATAATATTGCTCAAATTTTTAAAGCAAACAGGTCTGAACTAAATAAAGCAGGCATTAATAATATTAAAGAGTTTGCCAGCGCTGTACAAAAAGGCACTATATCTTTATCTAAATTACAAGGTGTAAGTGCGGATACTACAAAATTTTTCCAAGTTCTATCTGAACAAACAAAAACAACAACTATTTCGCAAGAAAAAGCTGCAAAAGCTGCAGAGCAATTAAGTAAAATAGAAGATCAAAGCGGTACAACAGCAAAAAGAGCTGCATTAGCCGACGATCCATACGCGGATGTTAGAGCTAGTTCATCTCCAATCTTTAATAGTATGGCTAGTCTAGATGATATAAGAAGTTCAAAAAATAAAAAACCTGGAAGGATTAGAGGCGCTTTATTAAGAGCTGGGGCGGCTATTAAGTCTGGAGTTATGTCAGAAAAACTTAGCGATAGCGATATAGCCGAAGAGCAGGCCGCATTAGAATTTTTATCTAGTGGAGAAGGCGATAAAAAAACTAGGAAACAAGCTAGAAGCCAAGCCAAAGCGGTTGCGAAAAAAAGACAAGGTATGGAATTGCGTAGACAAGCCAGATTACAAAAAGTTGGCATAGGTGGTTTAGCAGCAACTACACTTGGTTCAGTGCTAGCATCATCAGAAAACCAATATATATCTGGAGCAGGATCTGTAATTGCTAATATTGGCGGTGGTATAGCTACTGGTTCACAATTCGCCGGTATACCCGGCGCAATAGCTGGTGGAATAGCTGGTGCTGGGATAAGTATTTTTGAATTAAGAAATCAAGCTATTAAAAGACAACAAGATTTACAAAAAACACAGCTTGCTGATCAAATTACGACTAGTGTTAAAGATCGTAATTATGGCGGCTTACAGAAACAATTTGATAATTTTTCTAGAAGTGGGAGTGCTAATAATTATAAAGAAACATTTGGTTTTGATATAGGTATTCCAGGAGCCTCCTATGATAAAAATCAATTACAACAAGCGCTATTAAATACTGGACAACTAGGAGCGGATTTATCCTTTACTACTAAAAATGATGTTTTAGATGATACTGGGATAGCTATACAACAAGTAAAAGATTTTGTTAATCCTCTTTCTGGAAGTACATATACTACCGCTTTTTCAAATTTAACTGGTGTTGGACGGGGGAAAAGTTATTCAGATAGAGCTTTAGAAAGATATTATGAAAGCAGAGATGAAGATATTGGTATTGCGAAACAAATCACTGGAGACTATATTGGTAAATTAGATGAGCAGTTGCCAGAACTAACACGACAAGCTGATGTCGATAGAAATGAAATAGCTCTTCTTAGAAAGAAAAGATTTACGCAAGGCAGCGCCAGTTTTAGTGTAAGAGATCAAGAAAGATTAAAAAAAGCAGAAGAGCGAGTAGGCTCTGTAGATAAATTGCAATTACAAAGTGAATTTTTTGGCAATATAGGCACTGAAGGCGTAGCAGCTTTTGACGCGTTTAGATCGCAAGCAGAAAATCAAGAATTGTCTACAGATGAATTAATTAAAAAATTTACATCTAGAGAAGATGAATTTGATTTTTTTGACCCTAGCACTGGTAAAACTAAAAAAATTAAGAGACAAAGATATAATAAATATGCAGATACATTTGATTCCACAAAGAAAGAATTAGAAAATAGAAATAATCTTGGACTAAAACAACTTGATATAGATAATCAATTAAAACAATCTTCTGATAAAGTACAAGATTTAACTGAACAAGAATTTTACAATAGAAAAAGTATAGCTCCAAAAATTCAAGCTATTACTGACGCCTCAAGTTTTAATATAGCTAATTTTCAAGAGCAGGCGCAAGCAAGAAGAACTGGGGATTTAACATCTGCTGGTAGAGCTACAAACATAGCTCAAGTATTAGGTAATAGAGGTGGTTATGACCAAGCTACAAAAGATAAAGCCCAAGAACAACTTAAAAGTGTTTTTGGTAAAGGTAGTAGAGTGGCTAAATTGGCAGATGAAGTTGGGACAGTACAAGATTTTGGCCAGAATTTTAATGATTTAGTCCAAAAAGAAATTGGAACAAGCGGTCGTGATGTAACATCCGCATCTAAAAAAGTTTTAGAAAATTTTATATCTAGAAATTTAGAAAATGATTCAACAAAAGCCCAAAAATTAAGAGAAGGTTTTAGTCAAACTATTCTTGGAAATACAAGTACTAATGAAGATGTAGTCGCTGATAAACTTAGAGTTGGCGATTTTCAAAAAGTTATTGACGATACAGTTTCAGAAGATCAAGGTACAGTATTACAAGCAGCACAAGCAGCAGATCAATTAACTGGACAGCGCGTCCAATTAATGAATCAGTATTCAGATGCTCGTTTAACAGCTAGAAAGAATAGATTTAATCCAGTTAGACAATCAGCTCAATTTAGAGATCAGTACGCCTCATTAAGTGGAGCAACAGCAACTGATTTAGCAGCTCGACAAGTAGATTTAAAAAATCAAGAAGTTAGAAACTTAGTAGGTGTTAATAAATCTACTGGACAAGACTATTCTGTTCAAGAACTTACAGACAGAAAGAGTAAACTTGAAGAGCGTAGAAATGAATTAGATATAAATAATAAAAATGCTCAGCAAGAGATGGCAAATCTTACAACTGAGATAAAAGCAGTTGATGCGGCAATGAATGTATTAAGTACTAATACAGCAGATGCGGCTTTAGCTTTAACTAAATTTGAAGAGAGACTAAGAGCAAGAGCGGTTGATAGAAAGGGAGCTCTGGAATTTGCTTTAGGTTCAGACCAACAAAGAGAGCAAATACAAAAAAGACAGCAGGCACTTAAAGCTTTAGAAACTGGACAAATAAACTACAGTCAATTAACAGAAGAAGAAAGAGGTAGTTTATCTGCAGCAATTGAGAATGAAAGACAGAAAGATCCTAAAAAAGCTGAAGAATTAGAAAAGCAAGTTCTTTTAGGGACTGCTGATGCTCGTGGAGATGCTTCATTACAACAATTCCAAGCCGGTGGAAATATTAGTAATTTATCTGATATTGACAGAGGTGAAATCAAGAAACGTTTAGAAGAACAACTAGCTAATGCAGAGCAAAGTGGAGATTCTAGACAGGCTAGAAAAGCTAGAAGAGCTTTAGATAAGTTTGGTAAGGCTACCGAAAGATTAGGTGTAGATACTAGTGGTTATGAGTTCGAAGGTAAAAAAATTAGCGAACTTGCTTTAAGAACAGATGAGGTTGCCGCGACCGCTCCAGAAAAAGATCAATTAGAAAAAGCTTTAAAAACTAATGAAGAAGCGGCTCAATACTTTAATGACCAAGATAAACAAGTAATCACTGATATATCAAACGCGTTTAATAGTCTCAACGAAAGCGTACAACAATTAGGTAAAATTGATTTTGGTAGTATTAATTTTGAACCAGCTATAGCAGCCGCTCAAACTTTTGAAAAAGCGGCCAGTTTACTAGCTTCTGCTAAAGTTAATATAGAAGGAAATGTTACTGTTACTGGAGCTGTTACTGGAGGCGGAGGAGGCGGGGCAAATGATGCAGTCTTAGCTAGCGTCCAAAGCGTAGTAGATAAAGCTTTGAGTGATTTTGCCACCGCAAATAATATGAATTATTCAAAACTAAGTTAAGGATTTAAGATGCCAATAGAAAATCAAGCAGTTATACTATATTATAATGGAACCCCGGTAACACCGAGTCCATTAATTACATCTATAGCAAAACAAATATCTAGAACACAAGCTGGAATGCAGATTGGGTGTGGATATACTATTAGTTTGCAAGGTTTAATTTTAAGACCAGACCCAACAGCTTTTCCTCCATTAAATGTAGATACTGCTGCCGGCATATCTAATATAATGGAAGCCAAAAAAACTTTATTAGATACTTTTAACTGCGACGGCGATCTATTAATAGAGTGCGATGGTGATGAGATATTTAAAGCTTGCTGTAGAGTATTAAATATATCTTTTCAGCAAAGTCCAGACAATATGGTCTTTTCATTACCATATACAATAGAACTAGAGACTAATAGCATATCTTCTCCAGATATTACATGTTGTGTAGACTCGTCTATAACTAGCTATGATGAAAGCTGGGATATAATTTTAGATGTAGAGCAAAACTTTTTTAATATTGCCGGGGAGCTAAGTCCTAAACGCACTTTTAATATAACACACAATGTAAGAGCGCAAGCTAAAGACACTTGTACAACTGGAGATATCTCTTTTGTAGAAGGATGGAAGATAGCTAAAGATAAAGTAGAAAGCGCTTTAGGATGGGATACTGGAATATGGTATAATACTAATGTAGGCGGTGGTTGTATAGGTTCTTATGATTTATTTAATCATATAAGAACGAATTCAATTGGTGTTACAGCTGGAGAGTATTCAGTCACAGAAACTTGGGTATTAGCACAAAATACTGGAGATATTTACAGCGCAAGAGAAGATTTTACTGTAGATATTCAAGCATCAAGAGATAGTCGCCTTAGAAATATTAGTGTTCAAGGTACAATCGTTGGTTATGAGAGTGGTTATTACAGCGGCAATTGCTATACTATTACTAAAAATAAATATGAAAGCGCGCTAGAATATTGGGGTTATACTAGCGGTATTTTACATACAAGATGCCAAACAATATCTGGTGAAAGTTTAACACCAGTTTACACAACATTTTCACACACCCATTCTCCTGTAGCTGGCCAAATAACCTATGCAGCAAGTTATGAAACAGATAATTTCTGTTTAGAAGCACCTTCAGGTTGTACGATATTAAATGAAAGTATTGATGTTACAGATCAATATCCAACAGATGTTTATGCAGAGCTGCAAATTTTAGGCAGGCCTTGCCCTATTTTACAATGTTTAGGAATCAAAACTAAAGGTAGTAAAACTATAAATGCAACTTTAGTATTAGATTGTGGTAAGCTTTGCCCTGGAGATAGTGGTTTTATTACTAGCCCAGCAAAACCAACATTAGATGACTTAATTAATGATTGGTATGATTATTTAACTGGACAGTATGATTCGGTGTATACAGATGTAGATCAGGAAAGTTGGAACCCAAAAACTGGAGCTTACTCTAGAAGTATCTCCTTTTCATTCTCAGATTGTTGTACTGGAGTAGGATAAGATGCCTGGACCTTATGTAAATTGTACGCCGTGTGCGGATTCATGCCCGCGCCAGTGGTTGTTTTTAGGATTGAGTGTTAAAAGCTTTTCTGGTGACATGCAAGCGCTCGGTGGAGGCGGTAACGTAACAGTAGTATTAGTTGAAGATCCAAAAGCGGTATGTCCAGAAAATTTACCTAAATTATATTTAGATGAATGTTTTCAAACACAAGAGTGGACAGGTGCTGACCCAGGTTTTATTGGCGAGTCTCAGAATCTTATTGGCGTCCCTGTTTGCTTTAAACATGGAGATTTTGAATTTTCAGGAATAGTGCAAAAAGTAAGTAAAGATGATAGTACAGGCGGTTTAAATATTTATACTGTAGATATTTCTGCCCCAACAGATATACTAAATTCCATCTCTGTTATTTTAGATGATTATAAAGGTGGCACTTTTACAGTTCCTAATGTTATTAATGCTTATGGGCTATGGGAATATCAGGCGTGCGCGTCTTTTGGTGGCGCGTCTAATTATGGTAAAGGCATGCCTTGGGTAAAGATTAGAACCGCTGTAGTGTTACTTAGTGGGTTAGTTGCTAATACTGGATCAATTCCAACATCTAATTTTTTACAAAATAATAGAATTAAATTCATCCCTGGGCTAAGTGGTGGTTTTGGTTTAATAAGAGAAGATGATGTAGGATATATATTAGATATATCAGAGGTGCCTATAGCTCCAGATTATTATAGATTTGAGGGGCAATCAGCAATACTTGGGGATATGATTTCTCAAGTGATTGAAGATGCTGGTATGGAGTTTATGGTAGAACTAATTCCTGTATGTGAAGATAATACTGTCTATAAATTTATAAAAATAAGAACTATAGATAGAACTGGCCCAATCACTAGCTATACCCTTGCGCAATTTTTAGATTCTTATAATAGCGGGTGCGGAAGAATATCTGCCAATGTAGGGGAAGAATTAAGAATTGGCACTTTTAATAATTTTACACTTGGTCCTAGAAAAGAGCAAATGTATTATGTTGAAAATGTGCGCGGGACAAATGGTTATTCTGAAACAACTGGAGAGTATTGGAATCCTACAACTCAAGAGTTTGAAGAAGTAGATATATACAATTATGATTTAAGTGATGATTTTATACAACCTTATTGGGGTCTAGATAATAATGGTAATGTGTTAATGAGTCGTGGAATAGATTGGTGTACACCAAATGGTGTTGATTTGAATTTAGACGCCAAAACTATGACTTCAGATCCTGTTACTGTATATTTTGATGCTAATACTGCAGCCTTAAAATATCAAACAGTAGTATTGAACGTGCCAGATTATATAGAGTTAGAAGAATATGAACTAATAGCTGCTTTAGATGGAGAAGAGTCTTGGAAAAGTTATGTTTTTACTCATAATAGGCCAACCGCGCAGTTATTGAGAGCAGTTCATTCTGTAGGTAATGCTACCTCACAATTAGGTTTATGGGATATGGCTCATTGGATGACCGTAATGAATAATAGCCCAGCGGTAGCAAATCAAATACTAAAACCCTTTCATTATTTAAATTTAAAGAAAGTAAAAACAGCCCAAGATTTACAAAATCTTATAGAAAATGATGAAGACTTATTGTATAACTGGGTTTTAGATTTAGCATCAAATTATTATGGTAAAAAGTTCCAAGTAAGAATACCTTGGCTATGTGCTAAAAGAGACCCTGATACTGGAGAAATTACTTTTAGTAGAAGTGTATCTGATGGCGGTTGGAATGAAGATAGTGGAACTGAGTTTTTTAATTTATTAGGTATAGACACTACTTCTGTAGCTATGGATTTCTTTAGATTGGGCGATGGTAGAATTAGGCCATTTGTCAGATATGATAGTGGTCAAACTATAGATTTTAAAAATTTAGATGAAGACCAATATGGTTATGTAGACTTTAATTCTGGCAATTACGGTATTTTATGGGCTAAATGCTCTACACAATCTCAGTTCGTGTTTGGAGATGCTGCTAATTTAACAGACCCAAGAGTAGTTATAGAATTGCCGCAATCCATAAATGAAAAAGGTCAATTCGATTTATGGAATAGAAATGGTAAAGTTATAGATGGCACAAACCCAATATTAAGACAAGCTCAGCAAGAAGCAGACCCAAGCGTTAGAAGTGTTGGCGGTTCTACAGTTAGTTTATGGAGCGCTCGTAGACCAAGAACTCCTAGCGCAGCGACAGTTGCTTTAACTAATAATGAAGAAGTTTATGGACCTTGGTATTTTGGCAACGGCTCTGGCCCAACAGCTGTAAATAGCGATTATAGCTTAACTCCATGGAATTTTGGGAGTATGACAGCTTTGAATGCTGCTGCCTTGGACCAAGTCACTTTTGGTGTATCTACAATGTATAAGAGTCAAAGTGGAACAATAACAGTTCCGGGGATACCAAAAGGAAGATTAGGCGAGGAAATGATGGCTTTTAATGGTTCTGGCTATATTGCGGGCCAGAGAATTATAGCCACTAGGACAATGACTTCTAATAGTTCTTTAAGTTTTCCAGGAATAACTTGGGGTACAGTAGATTTAATGGCCGTAGGATGGACCGGTACTTTAGGACCTATTATATCTAGTATGAATATTAATTACGGTGCTGATGGCATTACCACCACTTATGTTTTCCAACTTTATACTAAAGGCTTTAGACGTTTCGCTAAAGCTAAAATAGATAGAGTTAAAGAGATAGGAAATATAAGACAAGAATTATTCAATAAATTTGGTACAGGGCAGAAATAGTGAGTAAAGGGTTTAATGATTTCACAAAAGGCGGCAATAAACCGCACGATAGAAGAAATCGAGAAAATAAAAGCACACAACGCTCGCCATTAGCCTATAGTGAAGTTATTATAGGCATATGGAACCCTAGAGATACTGGCCAAACAGAAGACGCGGCTACTGTAGTTATAGCAAACGCCTCGACTTTAAGAGAGGAAATGGCTTCAGACTGGGATGAAAAAGCCGCAATGTCATTAGATGGCATTTTTAGGCCAGTATCTTTACACGGTAGTGGCGGGCTTCCTAGATTTGCTCAACCAATTGAATGCGAAAATTGCTCGCAACACGCTCCTAGAGGCGCTCAACCGCCTATTACTTATGATAGTGGAAGTTTATCTAGTTATGATATACTAATCACTGCTGATTATTTAAACCCGCTAACCAATCCAGCAGATTTTACTTATGGATATCAAAGCGGCCATGATTTTGATATTATAGCTAGAGATGGGGACGCTGATACAGGAATTAACAGCCATATTTCATCTATAGTAACAGAATTAAATAGTGGAGATCCGTATTCTGAAGATTATAGATTTTTCGCTTTTAAAGGCCCAATGGTTATTCAAGGATGGGGTTATGATACAGATGGAAAACCAGTGCCAAATGCTTCTGATACAGAAGAAGATGCCGAAAGCGGTATATTTACTACACAAAATTTAAAAGATCAGTTCTTAGATAATTGGCTTAAAAAATCAAAAACTTGGCCAGTAGGCCCGGTAGATTTAGTGTGGGATAGAAGCAGAAGAGTTTGGACTGCTAGACCTGCTTATAAAATGATTAGCGCGACTCTTAAAGAAGATTTGGCTGTAGGCGGCTCAGCTAATGCTTATCAAGATAAAGGCTCTGCATTATGGGACAGTGATGGAAACACTATTTATTTAGATAGTACTAATAATATAGTTGTAAATAACAAAACAAATGAGGCTTATGAAGGCGGCGATCATGTCATCTGCTATTGGGATACTGATGCTTGTGAGTATTGGGTATTAAATGGCTATGAAACTATAGAGTCAACTACCACAACAACAACACTATCACCAGTATATCCAACTAAATGCACAGGCTCTTGTGAATGGATATCTAATGATGGAAAAACATGGACATTATTAAGTGATACATGTGGTGAAGGCACCACTACAACTACTACAAGTACTACAACTACTAGCACTACTACTACAACAACAGATGGGCCAACAACCACTAGTACTACAACTACTACTATAGATTGTAATCCATCACAAACAACAACTACTAGTACAACTAGCACTACTACAACTACACCAGCACCTGGTGATTGTGAATGTGTTCAACCAATATTCTGTCCCACTTTTACTGGACAAAAAACTACAACATCTTGTACAGAATATAATCCAGGCGAGCCTCCTAATTGTACTACTACTACATGTCCACCATGTGACTGTGGAAGTTATACAACAACAACTACCACTATTCATCCTGGTAGTACTACTACAACAACAACAGAAGCTCCATGCGAGGGAAATTGCGAATGGGTTTATATAGATTGTTGGTATACTGGTAGAACATGGGCCGTTGTACATAATGATTGTCCTATAGGTGGTTTAACTACTGAACTATGTACATGTACACCTCCTGATCGTGTACCTAATGATTTTTGTGATACATACACTTCAGACTGTGACAGATTACCGGCTACTACTACAACAACTATAGCGCCTCCAGGCTGTGGTGGTGGTTGCATGTGGTTAAAAATTCCTGGCTATGGTATTTGCTTGTCAGTGCAAAATTGTGCATCGCCAGCGCCTAATGGTGACAGGTGTTATTGTCCACAACCAACTGAGTTACAAGATTGTGTAAAAACTTTTAGTCCATGTATACCGTTAAATACTACAACCACTCTTGAACCGACTACGACTCCAGATCCTTGTTGGGAATGCTGTAATTCAACTACTACTAGCACTACTTCAGCTCCTTGTAATGGAGGTTGTTACTATTTTTGCTGGGCTGGAGTTTGGGTTAAAAGTTCTGATACTTGTGATGTAGGATGTCCTTGTCCAGACGCTAGAGGACCGTGTTTTCCAGCACAAAGCTTATATTTTAGATGCGATACTACTAATAGTACTACAACAAGCACAACAACAACCTCAGCACCTACTGGCGCTTGTTGTTTTAACATTGTTTTAGCTGGTGAATGTGGAGAATGTATTGAAGGTTATACATTAGCACAATGTAATGCTGTTAGTGGAGCATGGCACCCAGGAGAAACTTGTGTTGAAAGTTGCCCACCACCTTGTGGAAGATGTTGTTATAATCTTCCTTGGACAACAGATAATTGTCAATATGTCTCTGAGGCGCATTGTAATTTAGTATCTGGTACTTGGACAGAAGGCGAAACTTGTTCTGGGGCTATAGATCCAGAATGCGCGGGAGAACCTCCAGCAACTACAACTACAACTACTACAACCACGACAACAACTGCGGCACCTACCACTACTACAACAGCCGCTCCTACTACAACCACTACAGCTGGTCCAGAAGGCGCTTGTTGTGGTTATCCAGTAGATAGCTGTACACAAACTACTGAAGCTAACTGTATAGCTAATGGAGGTATATGGCAAGGAGCAGCAACAGATTGTGATGTGTGTTACGGACCATGTACAGGATCATGTAATTATTTATGTAATGAATTTAATCAATATTATTTGGATAGCAGTAATTGCGTAGCTGGCACATTAATTCAATGCCTGTGTCCATACGGAGTAATTGGATCGCCTTGTGAAGGGCCTTCAAGCCTACCATGCGCGACTCCTACTACAACCACTACAACCCCTCCATAAACAAGATAGTGTTTTAAGATAAAAGATAGAGGATATTATGAAACTAACAATTGGAATGGCTCATTTTGAGGATTTTGACGGCGTTTATTTTACAATTCAATCACTTAGAATGCATCATGAATTGAATGATGTAGAAATTATAGTGGTTGACAATTCTCCTGATTCGCCACATGGCCAATCAGTAAAATCATTTATGGGCTGGGTGCCAAATGCTAAATACATAGCAATGAAAGAAAGCACCGGCACTACGCAAACTAGACAAAGGGTGTTTGAAGAAGCTAGTGGCGATGCAGTTCTATGTATTGACTGTCATGTTCTATTAGATAAAGAAGCTATTAAAAAACTAATAGAATTTTACACCGCTGATCCAGAAACTAAAAATTTATATTCTGGACCAATGCTTTATGATAATTTAAAAAATTATGCCACTCACTTTAATTTATATTGGCGAAGTGAAATGTGGGGCACTTGGGGTAGTGCGTATAAATGCAAATGCGGCGTTATTTATAGTAAGAATAATGAAGGCCAAGCTTGTACTATGGAGTTAAACCCTCAAACTATAGTTGATAATAAATGTAGTTGTGGAGAAAAACTTACGTTTAATCAAGAACTTGCTACTGATCCCAACGAAGAGCCTTTTGAAATTCCCGCACAAGGATTAGGTCTATTCACTTGTATGAAGCATGCGTGGCTTGGGTTTAATCCTGATATGCGCGGATTTGGTGGTGAAGAGGGTTATATCCATGAGAAGTTCAGAAAAGCAGGCCATAAAGCTATATGTTTACCATTTTTAAGATGGTTGCATAGATTTGGTCGTCCGGGCGGAGTTAAATATCCTCTAACTAGAGAAAATAAAGTAAGAAATTATATTCTTGGCTTCACTGAGCTTGGGTTAGATTTAACACCCGTTAAAGAACATTTTGTTGGTTCTGGTTTATTTAAAGAAATGGATTGGGAAAAATTATTAATGGAAACCAAATCTAAAACACCTTTAACTTTAGAAGAAGCCTATGATATAATATCTAAAAACAGGCCAGAACTTGCTTGGTTAAAATCAAAGATAGATGGTATGAAAACAGTATGCGAGTTTGGAGATACTGTAGATTATTCTATCCCTGTAGTAGTAGCTAAACCAGATACTTACTGGATTTATACTAATAGTATAGAGCGTATTGAAAATATTAAACCAAAAGATAATCTAATAGATTTAAGATTTGGTTTTAAACGCCCTCAGAAAATCGAACCTGTAGATGTACTATTATTACTAGGAATGGATAAAACTAATCTATATACATTTTTAGCTGCGGCCGGACCTTCGGCTCAAAAGAGAATTATATTCAATAACTACACTTCTGGTGGAGTTGAGTTTATTGCTTACGTGAAGAAATGGGTAGATGCGAATCCAGAGTGGTTTATTGCAGAAATAAACTCTGAAGGTTCTGGCCAATTAATGCTTTCTAAACAGAAAGAAGATAGGCCAACCAAACCAATTTATTTATGGGACCCTCAAATCGGGCCCGGTACTGAGTTGAAAAAAGTTCTTAAAATGTTTGGAATAGAAGCTACACCTAACTGCTCATGCAATAGATATGCCGCCATGATGAATATTAATGGCTGCGAATGGTGTAATAATAATATAGAAACTATTTTAGATTGGTTAAAGAGCGAAGCAGATAGGCGCAAACTGCCATTTATTAGGGCTGGAGCGCGTCTAGTAGTTAAAAGAGCTATAAAAAATGCTGAAAAAATACTCAGACAAAATTAAATGTGTTTGGTTTTATCTATGCTGGCTTTTCATAGGTTTTGTTAGTTCTGTAGACGTATATTTAACAATTAAATATTGTGATAATTTACCAGAATATGAGCTTAATCCAATAGCTCGTTTAATTCTACATTGTGATGAATGGGACGTTTCACGGTTCGTAGCAATAAAAGTGTTTATGACGATACTTGTACTAGGAATCGTGAGATGGATTCTTTATTTAAATCCAAAATATGCATTTACAATAATTAATGCACTAGCTCTATGTCAAGCTATATTATTAACTTTTCTAGTTTATAATTGGTTTTATTAATGAAACTATATCCACAATATAAAGAATTAAAAAGCCGCCCAGGTGGCTTGGGCGACTCAGTTGAGCACTGGCTTCATTGCGTAGGGATAACCAGCGCGTCTTATATTAAATGGAAGAAAAAATATCTTCCATGGAATTGGGGTAGAGATATAAATAATATCACTTGTAGTTGTGAAACTAGAAAGTATATATTAAATATATTATTTCCTTATTTTTGGCGCAAAGATTAAGTATTAACAAAAATACCATTAGCGCACCAACCTAAAATTTTCCAATCAACATTGATGATATTATTAGACACCACCTCATCTAATAATTCATTATATAATAAATTCTCTATATCATAATTCTGGTATAGAGGATTTTTTAGTTTGGTAATAATGTTTGCAAGCTTATCCCTAAAACGCCAAAGTTTTTTAGTAGATAATGCGTACAAACCAGTTTTAAATATATGGCGCTTGCCATCAGGGTATCTTAGGTCCTTAATTAAGGAGTAATCCACACGCCCATTATTCCATTCTCTAACATCATCTTTGCTCTGTATAAAAAGAAATTTATTAACAGAGGATTCTTGAAAATATTTATCATTTAAATTCTCATAATAATATCTACCTGTGGCCTTAATAATAAAATCATAATCTAATAATTTAAGTAAATCACGGTCTATAACTGCTTTAATTAAAGTAGCCTCGCCTATACTTTTATTATCACTATATAATACATCATTAAGCAAATCAGGCCGCTCGCGCGCTATATGCATATAATTTATTTTTGGATTGATCCGCTTGATAATTTTAGCATAAGAATTAGGCGAGCCGTCAACAAATATAATATCTGCTGACGGCTGCTGTCTACTTATAGATTCAATAGTATCTATTGTTTGGGTTAATCTAATTTCAGTTGAAAATACTGAATTAGATGCCTCTATGACCGAAGTCACTATAAATATTTTTCGCATCTTTAAGTTCTTTCATTTGCTGGTGATAATCGTTTTTAATATAAACAATATTATCATAAGTATTCTCTTTCATAGACCATAATGATCTATCACAAGTATAGGTAGCATGAAGTGGTTTGATAGTTAATCCTAAATCAAATACTTCGTTATATATATTTAATAATTCATATTTACTTATTTTTATGCTAGTAGCCACATGCTGTAAACCAGTAAATAACCTATCTTTTATTAATAAACAATCTATATACTTACACAACTCTAAACAAGTTAAACCATTCCAATAATGATTAATATAACCGTCTATCTCTTTACCTGCGTTTTTGCGCGCCCAGCCTAATAAACTTAAGCCAGTCTTATCTTCACCAATTATTGAGGTTCTGATTAAAGTTACATTATGCTGTTCACCAGCATATTTTGTAAAACCATAATAATCATTAGGAGTAGGGTAATCTGATTCCATATATACACTATTGTCTAAACCACTAAATACACAATCAGTAGAGATATGTATATTTTTGGACCCAAGTTTTGTGCAGATGTCAGATAAATATTTAGGAAATACGGTATTAACTAAAAACATTTCCTCGGGCGTTGACTTGCGTTGTTTGATTATGCCAGCAGCATTAATAACAACGTCTCCATATTTAAGCCCTCGGTTTCTAAGAAATGAAGAAATAGATCTTGCATTTACTTTAGTTATATCTATATCTTGTCTTGTGATTGGTACGGCATTTGCGTTAGAGAAAAAATTACTTAAATATGACCCCAGCATTCCATTCGCGCCGAATATAAATATCTTCATTTAAACCATCCATTTTGTTCTAAATACATTTTTAATTCTGTTTTGCTTATACAATAATCTCTACTTGAGAAATCTGTATCAAAATTTAATTTATTCTGGAAATCATTATGGATAAAATATAATGATCTATAAGGATCTTCTGTCGTCCGAGCCCATTCTTCTTTAGAAATAAGAATTTCGTGAAGTTTTTCACCAGGCCTTGGCGAGCTTAGATTCCATGTCAAGCCAAATTGCTGGGTATATAAATTAAATAAATCTATAATTTTAAAACTTTTGATATATGGCACCATAGTAGTTCCATTAGGAGCTTCCGGAGATAGTGCATAATCAATTAAAGATACAGCATCTTTAATATCATATAAAAATCTAGTCATATCTGAATGATATAAAGATAGATAACGACCATAACTATTGGTGTTAGATCTAATAGTCTCCCAAATTTTAGGAATTATAGATCCAGTACTATTCATTACATTTCCATATACTAAAGTATTAACTTTCATATCAGTTGGATTTGTAATAAAAGCTTCACCAGCCGTGTATTTCATTGAGCCATAAATAGTTGTCGCTGCTCTACTTTTATCAGAAGAAATAAAACATGCAGCATCTACTCCGCATTCTTCAGCAGCTTGTCTACTATTGAAAGCGCCCTTAACTATAATATCATTAGCTTCTTGATAATTATCTCTACAAGCATCTATATGTTTCATAGAAGCAGCAAACACTGCGTGCGTAGGCCAATATTGTCTCATTGCTCTTAAAAGACTATCATAATTTCTTACATCTCCAAGTACGCATTTGACATCTGGATATTGCTGCTTAATTAAAAACTGCTTAGCTTCATCTCTAGAAAAAATAGTGATGTCTGCTTTATTATAGTAGTGTTTTATTAAGTGCTTGCCTAAATAACCACTACCACCAGTAATAAATAATCTCATTAAAACCCCGGCTTGTAAGTTACATCTACAACTACAGGTTCACCAGAACCATTAGTAAAAATCCAATATTTGCTTTGATCTTTCCTTATTTCATAACCACGCAAATCTTGACCGAGAACAATAAAAGGTTCTAATTTTTGTGTGTTTTTATGCGCTTTTCGAGAGTCTTGAAAAGCTATTACAGAACAATAAAAAGCAATAGACACTCCTACAAAAAATAAAGCACATAAACTTCCAAGAGCTAATGGCCAATATTCAGATAAAAACTTTAATATTTTTTTAATCATGTTGTACTACTCCATTTAATATATTCCAATTATTAGCAATTTTAATATCTTTTAAAAGTTTTTCTATTTGGGCAGGATTATTATATCTTATATTCTGTATTCCCCCTTTACAAGATATCATCATTGGGAAATCTTTATATAAGATTGTATAGTTTGGAGGATTATAATGAAGATATTTATTTAAATAACTTTCATCATTTACTCCTGGCTCATAATTAATTGTTTTATCTTGCACTTGCCAAAAATAGAGGGTTGCGCACATCTCTTTTACTTTTGATACCTCACCTCCCCAAAACGCGCCCAAATAATACATTTGTGGTAATTGAGTATTTTCTGGAACGTATGACATAGATTGAGGATTTCTATCGTAATTTTTTCTATCTTTCATCCAGCTATTATTACCAAAATGTTCACCAGCCACAATACCATTAACTTTTGGCAATTCAAAACTTTTATCAAAATTAGTGTCAGAATCTATATTATATATATAATCTATATTTTTTCCAAAAACAAAATCTATAGTATTTTTGAATCTATTATTTACGCCCTCTAACCAATTACTATGTTCTGTTTTTATCCATATCACTTTAGTAGATTCATGCTGTTTAAGGTATTCACTAGGATCCTTTTCAGAAAAGAAAAAGAATAAAGTTTCTTCTGCCTGTTTAGAAAACCTAAGATATCTATGAACAAATCTTAACCCTAAAGGGAAATAATTATTTGTTGCAGTTATCATTATACCTATCATATCCATCTCCCTGATATGAATTCGTTTCTTGGATGCTCTACCGATTGATTGCAATCAGCGTATACAACTCCACCAGAATTATTAACTCGTTCACACAATTCAACAAAAGCCCCGTCACCAAAATTAACAGCGAGATTATTAGCTCGGCGTATTAACGCGCAAGAACCAACGCTCTGCATTTTTACCATACCAGAATTTCTCATATTAGTATCTGGACGCCAGTTAGAACCATCTAGATTCCTATAGGCCCAAGTATCATAAAATTGGCCATCTTTACCATAATAACAAGGAGCGGAAATAACAGAACTAACACTTTCAGGAATTTTAGTCATTCTATCATAAAGTCTTTGTATAATATCTGGTTTTATAATAAGATCTGATTCTACCCAAAATATTAAATCTTCTTCCACTTGGTTAATTAAATACGAACCTAAATTTGACATTGATTTAATTCTATTTTTATTAGTGGTTGAGACCACGCTGTTAAATGTTGCCTCTTTATTAAAGAGTTTTACATTACTATATTTTTCTACAAGATTTTGTAAAACTTCATTAGTGTTATCTAACGAGTCACCCTCTAAAAAATAACATTGTAAATTTTCAAATCCATATGTTTGATCTAATAGAGATGAAAACAATCTGTATACTTGATTAGTTTGTTTATTAAACCAAACCTGTGAATCTCTAAACATTGAGCATACTGCAATTTTTGGCTTAGCCATTTAAATGATCCTTCTTATAATTCATAAATTGATTTATAGATGTAAATGATCTATCATCTATAAAATAATCAGCTTGAGGCTTCCCACAAATTAAAGTATGGTAGTTTACTCCATATTTTTCAAGCCAGTCTTTAGTCATTTTAAACATAGGCCATGCGCGAGCCGTATAAATAATAATTATATTACCTTCTTCATATAAATGATTTATTGATTGAATCGCGCCAATCTTCGGTTGCGCACAATACTTATCAAAAGTGCTACACTCTTCACATATAGTTCCATCCATATCAATTACTATAGTTTTAGGCATTAAAGAAAAACTCCTTATTAACTCTTCTCATAATTAAGCCATTATTAATAGAATTTAAATCTATTGGCTTTACTTCTTTTTCTAAATAATATTCCTGTTTTATATATTCTGCGATATCTAATCCAGCTTCCATAGATAAAATAATTCCTCCACCGGCCCTAGCGTTTATCTCAAATAATTTGAAAGACCCATCATCAGCAAGCATATATTGGAAGCATGCGGGACCTCTCATATTAAAAAATTCACCAATAGTGGCAGTGACTTCAAGCATATCATATTTCATATCTACTTGTGAGTCTATAACCTCGCCGCCCGCGACTCTTTGTCTAATTCTAGATACGCCACCAATAAATTTTGAATTTCTATTGAAATAACAATCTACTGAGTATTCGGCCCCATCAAGTTTTTTTTGCATTACTTCGGTTTTATAATTAAAATCTTCATTCCAATTAGCTGGCCTAAACCCTTTACTACTATTGCCAAAACGCGGTTTAATAATTTTGGAATCCCACATTCTGGAAAAAGGATAATATTTAGCAAAGTAAAAACCAACAATAGCTTCAAAACCAGCCTTATCATAACAAGCATAAGATGCAGTGAATGGGCTTCCTATATAATTAGGATAATCTAATATAGTTAATTTATCCATACAAGCTAGATACCAAGGATGGGCCGCGCAAACCTCTTTATCATTATTATAAAGATGTTTACAATTTTTAGCTATTAAATTTGAAGGGGCGTTGTCTTCAGTTTCATATACTGAAACATTAAACCCTTTTTTCTGAAAACGCTCAATTAAAGATATTCTTCTTCCAGCGCCTAATAATAAAATATCCATTAAATTAATCCATTTTGTACAAATAAAGTTTTCCACTTATCAGCTAATATATCTCTACTATAATATTGTAAGGCAGAAGCTCTGCCTGCCGCGCCTATTTTCTTAGCCAACTCAAAATCATCACCTAATAAATTCAAGTATTCAATACATTCATCAACAGTATTTCCTATAAAACCATTAACTCCATTTTCAATTAATGTAGCTGGCTCAGAATATTTAGTTTGCCACATTTCTGGCCCAAAGCATACTACTGGCTGCCCCATAACCCACGCTTCAACAAAACTGTATGTATTATTGGCATTAGGAGAGCCTATTACTAGATTAGCCCTATAGTTTCTAAGAACATTAAGTTTATCTTCGTGTTTTAAAAATGTGCCACTATTGATGCCAAATAAATGGCACTCTCTTTTAGTTTTCTTAATAATCTCTGTATAATATTTCCTACGAGTTTGGCATAATTTATCAGGCAAATTAATAAAAGAAGAAAAAGTACAAAAATTATTTGTCTCACCGTTCCACCCAGATAATTCTTCATGGTCTTTAACTATACAACCACGTATAACAGGATCGTTTGCCGCGATTGCTCCTGGTCGCAACTTTTCCATTGGCGAATTTCTAATAACAGTTAGCCCATGTTTTTCTTTTAATTCAATAATTTTTTTCTCATCTTCTAAATAATGCATTCCATAAGTATATAAAAATAATCTTTTATTTCGTAAAACATTAATATTATTATATATAGTATCAACAAAATGAGTGGCCACTACACAGTCAAAATTCTCTATAAATTTTCTAGAAAAAGAAAAACAGTTATTAATTACTTGACCGGTCCATTGAAAATTTTTTTGTCCACAATGATGATTTGGCCTATCAGAATCATAAGTCCATTTAGTTTCTTTATCTAATAGATTCAATAAATTTTTATGCTTCATTGAATTTATATATGGGAGATCGCCTGGCTTTTCTGACTTAGAGTAGTATCCAGTAGATATCCAATCTATACCTAACTTTTCCCACATCAAACATAAATCTGCCTCCATTAAAGGATGACCAGAAGGGATGAATAAAAGTTTCATATTAATATGTTTTGTGTTTCTTTCTTTTTAACTTATCAGTATCTATTTTTTTATTTTCTACAACTTTTATAACGATTTCAGCAAACGTCTCATCTATTTCGTCAATTAGATCATTTCGCTGAACATTTAAATCACACGCATTCTTAAAATAATTATAAAGCTTTTCAAAATTTTCTTTATTAAAGAATTCTTTTTCAAACTCTTCATAAGTCATTTTTCTCACTTCATATAATGACTCTTGCGCATTCCACATTTTAAGATTTACTACGCTCAATTGGTCTATTAAAGATCCCAAGGTCTGCATTTAAAGTCTCCCAAGTATAATTTTTAATAAAAGCATGTTTTTTCATACTTTTAATATGTTTACAATAATTCCATTCTTTTCTGCCAGCAATAATAAACATTTTATTGTCATAATTACCTTCTGTGAAGAAGACTGTAGTCATTCCAGAGCTTAATCCTAGAAAAATATCACCTACTAATTCAAATAAAAGTTTTATTTGTACTAGAGATAAATTATTACAATGAATAGTATTAGGTATACTGTTGCTGATTACGGCATATCCTTTTTCAATCAATTTCGCCGCTATATTTTTTTGATGATTAATTTGCGCCAGCTGATCTTTAAAATTAAATGTTCTTCCATTAATAGAGTCATCTTCTATCAGCACAACTTCTTTTTCTTGCCAAAAACCCAAATTTTCATTAATAAAATCAAAGACAATATTCCGATCTTCTTCGTCTGGATATAATATTCCATTAATATCTTCTCTATTAAATTTAAGATTAAAACCGTGTTCTTTTAAGATAATAGTTTTAGATATTGGAAAATCCTCATGGTGTTTTTTGCTCCACATATTAATACATTTATTATAATCTTTAAATTTATTTAATACGTTTATATCAAGAGATCGTGGGTCTTTGCCAGTAAAAACTAAACCATAATCTTCTAAAGATAAAACTTGTCTGATATATAGATTATTTTTAAGTAAATAAGCTTGACTGCCTTTTACAAGAAAATCTATTGTTAGATTAGGATATTGTGATTTAAGTTGTTTAATAACTCCAGTAGTATTAATTAAATCACCATTTCCAGCAAATATATATAATAAAATGTTCATGGCTTATTTCTTATAAACTATAGCGCCGATACCATAAGGCATATCTTTTAACTCTGAATGGTATATAGTTTCTATAACTCTATGAGGAGTGAATAATTTGACTAAACCAGTAGGCATTACCCTATAATAATCTCCATAATAGTCGCCGCCGGGATGCCAAGGTAAATAACAAGGCATAGTAATTAAAGCAAAACCTCCTGGTTTAACTAATTTCATAATATTTTGAGACGCAAGTTTTAAATCTTCACAATGCTCTAGCATTTCACAAGCCATAACAATATCATACTGAGGCACTTTTTTATCTATATCTGGATCTAATATAGATTCTATATATTTAACACATTCTGGCAGCGCCTTGCCAAAAGTATTTTTATCCATCGCATGGACATTTAAACCTAAACCTAAAGCAACTCCAGTCGAATCTCCAAACCCAACATCAAGAATAGTTTTATCTTTTTGATTAACTAAATGTTTTGTTATATATTCTTGAATTTTTGGGCGCCACTTATCTAAATTAAATAACATTATATATTCCTTACTTCTTCTACTACTTTTAATAAATCTTGACTGCTCATACTAGGATAACATGGTAAATTAAAAGCTTTGCGATATACACTAGTAATAAAATAAGATTCATAAAATTGCTTATTACAATTCCATTTTATATCACTATCACTAGAACACATAGATCTAAGAGGCATAAAACATGGACGTGTATCTATACCTTTACTGTTTAATTTATCTTTTATAGTATCATAAAAATATCTATCATGAACAAATAAAGGCATCCACTCAGTCGATTCGCAGTTATTAGGAAAATACTTTACATGGCCGGCCAAAGACAGTCTATAAAAATCAGCTATTGCTTTTTTCCTAAATACAATTTCATTTATATCTTCTAATTGAGCACAGCCTATTGCGGCTTGTATATTAGTCATTCTAAAATTAAAACCAGGCATTGGATGATAAAAATTGCTGACATGGCTTTGAGACCTCATTAATTTCATTTTTTCATACAAGTTAGTATTATTAGTGACTACCGCCCCGCCTTCTCCAGTTGTAATAACTTTATTAGAGAAAAAAGAAAAAGACCCAGCGACACCAAAAGTTCCTAATTTTTGTCCATTGACTGCGCAACCGAAAGCTTCGGCCGCATCTTCTATTAAATAGATTCTTTTTAACTCACAAAAACTTCTAATAGCTTCAACATCTGCACAATTACCATAGAGGTGTGGTAATAATAAAGCTTTAGTGTTTGGTTGTATATATCTTTTTATAATATCTAAATTAGATATGCATTGCCCATTATCATCGACAGGCAATGTTGCAATTTTTGCGCCAGACCAATGAATGGCAGAAAAGCAGGCAGCATAAGTTAATTCTGGAACTAGAACTTCATCACCATGTCCTATCCCAAGCGCAGCTAATATTAGCTGTAAAGATACTGTACCATTAGATACAGTCAATACGTGTTTAACATTTAAATATTTTGATAATTCTTCCTCAAATCGCTCAACAAACCCACCTCTAGAAGATATCCAGTTAGTATCTAGACATTCATTTACATATTTCTTTTGATTTGTTGCAATCCAAGGAGTATAAATCGGTATCATAAAAAAAGGCGCGGGGGTTACCCGCGCCCCCAAGGATTAAATTATAGAGCTGGAACATCTGGATTAGATGCGATGTCAGCGGCTGTTGAGTACTGAATTAAATCAGTAACAATTAGGCGCGCTAGATTAGGAGAAATTCCTGACCTATTTTTATATTCCCATTCATATGGGGTAACAATAGCAACGCCACGGCTGCCATTACCAACAATCGCTCCTTCCAAAGATTCGCCAGCTTCGTCAAAAACTGGCAATGGGATATTGCTTTTAGGAGCAATGCACCAGCCCATACCTTTATCTGTCTTGTCTAATGCTACAATACCTACTTCCTTCAATGCTGCTACAGCGCTTTCTGATAAGCCACCAAGAGTAACTTCATACTTATTACTCATAGAACCTGGCTTGCTGTGATGGCACCAATGAATTGAACAATTAACTTTAATCATACTTTACTCCAATACTGAATCTGGGATATCTTGTCTTTTTGCTTTAAAATCACTTAACTTTTGAATAATCTTTCCTGCCTCAGAGTATTTTAATACATTTATATCTCCATTTTGGCTAGGGAACAACTCTTTAATTAATTTTCCAATAAATATTCTCTTTTTATGAGTATTTGAAATATCTTTAATTAAGTTGTTAATTAATATTGTTTGACTTCCAACTATAGGCTCATGCTCATCTGTGTCAATAGATTGATTGACTTCCTCAGTTGTACTAATATTTCTAAGTCTTAGAATTTCTCTATAAACTTTTGATTTGGCGCGACTATCTGCGAGCGCAGTTAATCTATTCCTAAACCCTTCTGGAGAAGAGCTAGGAGTAGCGTCTGACGCAGCAGAAAATTCATCACCATTTCTTAATAAAACAGTTGCAGTAGCAATGATAGCTACGCTATTTCCTATCACTGGTTTAATATCTACATTAACTCTTACTATTGGGCTGATAAGTTTTTCAACCAATCGTCTAAGACCATCAAGTTTAGGAATACCTTCCCAAAACTCGCTTTCATCTAACTGGCTAATAACATAATCAGTCCATTCAGGGTCCATGTAAGATGGCGGTTCAACTAATTCGCCCTCAATTATTTTTGCGTCTGGCAGTATAGGCTCTATAGATAATTCTTGTTTCATCTTTCTAGGCGGCATATAATTTGCTTCTCTTTTTGATTCTTATTCTTGATATTTTCTATATATTTAGTCAATAGTTCTACAACACTATTACCATAAGCTATAGAAAACTTCTTGTCATTAATAAAACGAATTAAGTAATAACCTTTCTGTAAAATATAGCCTGTTTTTCTATTATCCTTTTCTTTATTTTTTTCTAACTTATCTTCGCCCCAAATATTTTTATAATGAGCTGGACCATCAACTTCAATTGCTATTTTAAATTTAGGTAAGAATAAGTCGATATGGAATTCAGTCTGTCCTAAAGTATCTTCCTTATGGAATTCAACATTATATTTCTTAGCTAATTCGCTAAAGATATGCTTCTCTAATTTAGAACCTTGTCTGGCAGCTTTTTGAATACCTTCAATTTTCTTTGCAGATAAGTATGGCTTATTTTTTTGCTTTTTTAATTTAGCAGATTTTCTTAACTTATCTTGCGCACGCTTCTTATCATCCCATTTTAGAAACGCCTCTCTAATATTTTTAGACATTTTAGCGACAGTTTCAGCAGGACGTTTAGTTCCCTCAGTCGGATGTTTAGAAATTCCTGTAGATAGAGCTTTCTTTTGAGCTTCTGATAAAGAATTTGTCTTTAATCCAAGCTTAGCAGCATCTCTTTTAATTTTATTAACATAAATACCGAGCGCAGTAGCCAATCTATTCATCGACCAATCGCCATCTATATGGTATTTTTTAATTAACTTGCCTCGATCTTGCAAGTTCATATTATTATAATTTATACCTTCAAACATTGTCTTTTACCTAAAAAACCTTCTGTCAATTCATATGACAATTTATCTAAAAAAGTTATATCATGGTAGTAACCATTTCTCATAGGAAAAATGGCCACGTTTTTCAAATTAACTCCATGATGATTATTCAAGCAACAAAATAAAGTTTTATCGCCTTCAATTGTAGATAAAAAACCTACCACATCGGGGTTAACTTCATAACAACCAAAATATTTCATAAAATTATCTTCCTTAAGTCTTGATAGCAGTCTATATCAAACAAGCTATTCTTATGGTTTAAAATTTCAAAGCTACAGCCCGCTTTTAACATATAGCCCAAAATTTCAAACGAGAACCAATTCCCTGTACTATTATTATACAAAACATTCTCAAAAATTTGACGAAAATCTTGGTGAATATAGAAAATTTTTCCCCATTTTAATTTTTGGCGCCAACCAAAATAAAGTAGCTGCCCATTATAATCTCTAATTCCTATTTCCTTCGCTTTCATATGTCTACATTCAGTTGCTACAATTAAGGATTTTTGATTCTTTAAAATCTTACTAATTTGTAAATTTTTGAACCACAAATCTCCATGCATAACCATTAATGAATCTGACTCGACACTCGCGACTCCAGCTTTAATAGATGAACAAATACCATTGCTATAATTTTTATTATATACAAAATGTACATCTACGTCTGACAAAGCTCTTTTTAATTCCTCAAAATTATGACCGCCAACCACTATTATCTTATTTACATTTGGATTGTTACTTATTTTTTTAACTAAGTTGTGAATCAATGTTTTCCTCTTAACTTTCATAAGAGGAGTGTATATATTATAACTTGATGGCGAAGCCGCCAAAATTATAACATCACTTTTTTTCATAATATGCAAACGTATTGTTAAATTTATTTTCAATTAATTTTTGTCTAGAGCCGCCAAGATAAGCATGGAAAATAGTCTTTACTAACAATCCATTACGCTCTTCATCTACTGGTTTTATTAAACCAAATTGTTCTAATTCTAGAGTATATCTTTTATTAATCTGTTCTAAATAATCTTTTGGTAAAAGATAGTCTGAGTTGATTAATAAATACCAAGGCTGCTTTTCAGTTGTAGTTTCTATAAATCGATCAATATAATTTTCTGTCGAATCTTCATTTAATTGATATTCAACTTTCCAATTTTTAATTTCTAATTTTTTAAATAAAGTAGCGATATTTTCTATATCTACTTCAAGACCAAAAGGTATAATAATACATATTAAAGATGGTTGTATTGACTGTGCTTGTAAAGCTTTTATAGTTTTTTCTAACTGTTTCTTAGTAGTTTTTTCTTTGTATAAAATAATAGAATTATATCTTATACTTATTTCTTTTCTGGCTTGTTCTAACGAGCATTTTGAATTAGTCGCGCGTTTTAATAAGCATACATCATTATTAATAATATTAAATTCTTTTTCTTCATCATAGGCAGCAATAATATTTTTATACTTATCCATTACCCCTTGTTCACAACCGACTTGAGTGTTTCCATCCCAAGTAGCAAATTTACAATCTTTACAAGAAGTGAATTTTTCACCTACTATATTTTTGTTGTTTGACAATGTCTATAATCCTATTAAGTTCATCAGAATCGTAAAAATTTACAATTTCAGTCGGAACGCTATACCAAGACTTTGCGGTCTTTTCAGATAAAAAGAAAGAAGCATCAAAATGCTGCTGCTTATTCATTAAATACCCATGTTCCTTTTTATCGGGCAGCTCGTCTTTTTGGAGAAGAAAGATTGGTATATTAAGAAATTCAGATATCTTATTTGCGTTCCTGTACCTGTACCTATTATTAATTATACACCCATCATACGGAGTTTCGGGGTTATATTTTTTTAAAATCTTGCTTTCTTCTAAAGAATATATAAAAAAATCTCTCTTTTTAGCTACTTCTAGAAAAGTTTTCATTAACTCATTATCTTCATGGATATCAACTATAACTGCTGGCATCCTATGAGGATAGAGAAACTTATTTGCTACGTTTCTAATGCGCATTTAATCCTCTTAATCATTTCATTACAATCTGGGTTTTTAACAAACTCTCTATTATTTTCAAAATCTTTTAATGAAAGCCATGCATTGCGCATTTGATTATACCAAATATATGGCTTGCTATAAAAAATAGCTTCCTCGTTTTCAGTAAGCGTAGCATTTGCATTTTGCAAGATTGATACTTTATTATGATACAAAGCATTATTAAATACCATAGTATGTGGATAATTATCTTTATCTAAGATTTTCTTTACATACTTACCATGATCATCATAATTATCACCAATATAATACAATATTACACTTTCATCCCTAACAAATTCAGAATAATAAGCTTTTAATACTTCATAAGCATTATCATCTTCCTCATAATATAATCTTAGACGTTCATTTTTGTGATTGAATAACTGCTCAGTTTTTGTATAAATGGCCGAATCTAAAGGTCTTTCTATTGGTAATACCAAGTCAAACTTTTTAAGAAAGTGCTTATCGTCATTTGCGAGCTTTGACTTTACCAGAGCTATATTCTTTTTGCCAGGAAATTGATACATTTCCTCTGGAGGTAAGATTTGGATGGTAGAGTCATAATTTTCGTATATTTGGCTTGTGCCGACATAATTCTTATCTACTGGTCTTCCAGTATAAATCGTACACGAAGTCGCGTCTAATGAAGCGCTAAGGGCCTCTATTAACGCATTAAGGCTACTGTCTTGCTCACTTATTATTAATGTAGCCATCTATATACTCCAAAACCAGTTTTGACCAATTTTCATAACTATCTTTATCCTGTAAAATTTCTTCTAATGGGATAAAATTACCACTTTCTAGCGCTTCGTCTTTTATGGCTAAAAATAGGTTTTCCAACTCAAACATCTCTACTACGCCCAAATGGACTTTTCCGACGTCATCCTCATCATCATTTACTAACCCAATAGTCTTGCGCGCAAAACCTGAGTATAAACCAACCTCTTCTTGAAGCTCGCGCATCATTCCATTAACATAAATATCAGATGGCTTATCTCCTATATGGTTAGAATCAATAGGATTAATATGACCTCCTACACCTATACTCTTTTTAGCATGTAGCCTATTTTCTCCACCTTTTGAGCCTCTAGTATAAGAGAATAAGTATGGGATCCCTTCTTTAAAAACTCCAAACACGCAATAAGGAATTATTTGTTTATAAGAAGGGTCTTTTTCCATTTCATCTCTAGGCATAAAAGAAATATTCTTAGAATCTAAAATCTGACCTATTTTTTCTAGGTCTGACGAGAAGCCTTGAAAAGCGCCAGCATCATCAAATATTTCTCTACTTACAACCATTACTTCTTCTTGCATCTTACACCTCATCTAAATAAATAATCTCTATATTAGCTAACCGCGCTTTTTCCAATATATCTGCTCTATAATCTTTCGGAGCACCTTGCCATACGAGGATATCTGTATTAGCAATAACTTCCTCGTTGCGCTGGAAGCCTGCTCTAGCGTTGTATTGTTTTTCTTTTCCATCTTTATCAACTTTAGTTTTGACAGAAGCACCCTTAATATCTACATCGTCCCAATTAGGGAGTTTAGTAGTAACATTTATCTTTTTTGTTTTTGCAAAACGCTCTATTTGCTTATCACTTTGGCTAAAACCTAATAAATAAACTTCTGTAATTTTTTTCGCTTTCCTTTTTATCTTTTCAAAAATTTCAGTAGGATCACCCTTATAATCATTTTCAAGAGATATTGTTATCTTCATGGACTTTTTCCTTTACGTGCGCATATTCTATAAAATCTTCTTCAATTTGAGTTTCTAGCCCAGTTCTTATATTTTCACATTTGTTATAATAATCGATCCAATTATTTAAATCTTTAACAACTCTTTGTGGATCATTTTTAACCATATATTTATTAACAACTTCTTTATTAATAACTGACTCATGAATTCCTAATAAAGATACTGGGTCATTAATTTTCATAATTCTCTTTATAAAAAAAGCTATATCAGTTGGAGAACTATTATCTGCTAGTTTAGTTGTTATATAATCAATTTTATTATTCCATTTATCATTTAATGGTATAGACTCTATAGCCTTTTCCCATTCATCAGCAACTCTATCCCAATTATATATTTCTAAAGCTTGTGCTCTAGATCTATCTCCACAAGCTTGAAGAACATCGCTACCTTTATCAATATAATCTAAAATAATTTCCGCAGATTTTTTATTATCAACTAAAGCTCTATAAGCATCTATCTGCATATCCCAACTATCATCTAATATTGGTAAAGGAATAGAACTTATAGTATTTTTATAATCTTCCATTGCAGTATAGTCTACAACAAATGTTGGCAAACCACAATAAGCAGCTTCCGCGACTGGCATGCCCGCGCCTTCTGAATTAGAATATTGTACATATAAATCAAAAAGATTATATATATCATTAAAACTAGTGTCAGATATAGAATATGCTGAGCTTTTTATATAAGCGGCATTTCTATAGCAATGTTGGCATGGAGCGCAATCACCTTGGTATACTGATGGATAAAACTTTTCACATGAAATACAGTAGTATGTTAATAATACATGATTTTGTATTTCATACTCTAGTAATAACTTTGGTATATTCCAAGGATTTTTACCTGGCCACTCCGCGTGTAAATACAACATAGTATTAGGATTTTTATCTAGAATCATTTTATACATTCTAAATAAATCAGCTATCTTTTTTCTAGGTTGATTTTTCATAATGCTTCCAATTATAGTTTTATTGGAATTTATTCCAAATCTTGACTTGTGCATTTTCTTATTCTGCACAGGGAAAAATTCTAATCCATTCACGCCGTATTTAGGTGTTCCAAATATAGGTATCGGACACTTTTTAGCGGCCCAATCACTATAAGTAAGCACTCTATCAGCATCGGCTATGCTAGACATCCACTCTTCTTTCACTGGAAAGGAGTCAAATGTAGGCATAAAAATGTAGTTAAAATACTTTCTCATAGGCGACTTAGGAATAAACATTGTATTCCATGGGTCTAAAATAGATAAAACATAATGTGGTTTAAAATCAAGTAGAGTTTTTTCGAATCTCCACTTACCAAATCTATTATCTGGATCTTGATTATAAACTTGCTTTCTTGGGTCGGAATCTAGCACCTCATTATAATAGGTGCGCCAAGGAATATCTTGGTCATTAGGAGGGTTGACACCTGCGCCGAAACCCAGCTCTGCGACTTTATATCCTCTTTCTTTTAATTTAAATAAAAGATTCTTCCCATATTTACCAAGCCCGCTATTAAACATTGAGGCTTCATTTAATAATAATATTCTCTTTTCCATTATATTTCTATTACTCTGTTTATAATTAGAGTTCCTTTATTTGATTTAACGCCCTCAACTAATACAGTTAAATCTTCAACTATATTATATCTATATTCTTCCACACATTCTTTAAATGCAACTAAATCTGATACTGTTCCTGTATGATCTTCTAAACTAAAGAAGCACATATCATCACCTTTTTTAGTTTTGATAAATCGTGGCTCCCTAACTATACCAGCCAAAATAGCCTTTTTAGGAATATTTCCTTTTATAACATCAATACAGTATACATTTGTTACTGCTGTTTTAATATTACCATCTAATCTAGTACAAGACAAAGGAGCGCCAATCAGGTCAATTTCCATTTTTTCTAGTTGTTCGCAACTATATTCTAAAGTATAGGCCGGTTGTTCTAAATCCTTTAAAGCTGCCTCAAATACAATTTTTCTATTTTTAGCTAATTTCAAAGTATCAACAGCCATAGATACAGATGAAAGTAAATCTGGCTTGCTTAAATCTTTAATTTTCTTTTTTTCTAAATCCGAAAATCGCTCAAAAATCTTGACCTCATACTCCATTCTTTTCCTATCTAAATGATAGAAATCACAACATCCGGCTTGAATTAATGGAATTGCTGAGCTTTTTAATTTAGGTGCCAAGTTTGTCAAAAACCCAAACCAAGTGTCTGGTATCTCAGACTGCTCTATGATAGTATAGATTCTATCTCCTACACCTTTTATATCAGTTATGCCAACATGAATTTTACCATTAATAATATCAAACTCTTTATTTTTAAGTCTGATGTCTGGCTGGCCTATATCTATTTCAGAGGCGCGTGCATTTTGCACTATCTTTCTAATTTCTATCTTCGGTTTAATTTTATGCTTCGCGTGCTTTAAATAAACTTGGAAAAACTTTTCCATCTTTAAAGCTTTTGCGTAAGCTGATTTATATGAATGATATGCGAACGCGACTGCGTGAGACTTATTAAACGAATAGCGTTGACCTGCTTTAATCCAATTAACTAACTCTAAGCCTTTCTTCTCGTTAATACCATTCTTTTTAAAACCATCTAGAATTAACTTGACAGTTTGCTCTATCATATCAGTTTTCTTTTTACCGATGACTTTTCTAATATAATAATCAGCATCGCCAGGAGATAAACCAGCCAGTTTTGTACCGATAGAAATTGCTTGTTCTTGATATACTAAGATACCATAAGTATCTTTCAATACAGATTCTAATTGAGGAATTAGATACGAGGCTTCTTCATGACCATGCTTGCGCATTGCATAATGTTCTGTAAGATTTTTACCATCTTCCATATATGCTTGAAGACAACCAGGTCTAATTAGACTGATAACGTCTGCCAATTCTTCTATACTTCTTGGCTTAATAAGTTTACTATAATGTTGGCCAATACTACTTTCTAATTGGAAAATACCAATAGTATTGCCGGAACATATCAAATCCCAAGCAGGTCCGTAATTATAATCAATTTCCATAATATTTATTAATAAGCGCTTGCAGTTTTTCCGCACATTCCTCTTAATGTTACTTGCTTACCATACTTCTTAAACACTTTTAAGAAATTAGATATAATAGTTGCTTCTTGTTGTACGTCAAACAATGCATTATGAGCTTTTTCTGTACCAAGAGCAAAATAAGGTCTTAAATCATCCATTTTAAAAGATTTTGGTGGGTCTGGATTAAACGCGAACCAATAAAAACATAAATCTTTAATATCTATCTTATCCCTCTTATGAAAACAAGGTTTCATCTTATGTTTTTGATTTAAATAATCATAAATCTTTAAATCGAAATCAGAAATATTTGTACCAGCTGCGATTGGCGCTGTTCGCCAAGTTTTAGTGTGATTATACTGGTTAACATAATCATGGAACATTTTCCACGCTTGTTTCTCAGGAGTACCAGCCTTCCACTTTTCAATCAGTCTATCTACAGTATTACCTTTTTGTAAACCAACATGCCAGTCTATAGTAGACTTATGATTCTTGTAATAATCTGGGTCTTCTATATTATCTGGCCTAATATTTACAAAAAATTCGCTGTCTTTCACAATTTCTAAAGTTTTAGAGTGAATCGCGCAAGCCGCCAACTCTATTGCATCACACGCGGCGGTTCCAGCGTCCAAATGAGTTGTTTCAAAATCAAATACTATTATTGTACTATCCATAATTATCCTATATCTTTTGCACTGTCATAAAATCTGAAAATTTCAACCTTGTATTATCGGCCGTATTTTCAGCATTTACCTTATCGCAACCACACCCTCTTGGGTTTCTTTTTTGTGGCTCTATCTTTTTATAAACTATATCTTGATTATTATTTGTTGTGAATAAATCACCAACTGCTAGTTCTTTAAAGACCATATTATTCTCCAAAGATTTCAATTAATTTATCGAACAGTCTTAAACCTAAAATGTCTAATTTCATACATCCTAAAGATTCAAGGTCGCCCATTTCCATACCGCAAATCAAAGATTTGCTTGAGTTGTCCCAAATCATTGGGCAAACTTCATCTAATGGCACCTGTCCTATAATTACACCGGCAGCATGTTTTGATCTTGCAGAATTTAATCCTTCAAGTCTAAGGGCTTGATTAAACTCATTTTTAAATTCTCCATCAATTTCATCTCTATCATTAATATAAACCCATTGTCTGAATTCTTCAGGAGAATTTTCTATTGCATACAAAAGAAGTGAAGAATAGTTATGCTCTTTTAATTTATCAGCTACTTTAGCTTCGTCTGGGATTAACTTGGTTATTTGATTGACTTCATCAAAACTTAATTTATTATTAGACCTGAACACCGCCTTTAACGCGGCGTGAGTTTTAATTCTTTGGTATGTCAAAATTTGACCTACGCGATCTCTACCATATTTTTCTTTAATATATTCGATCACGTCCTCTCTCCCTTCAGCCGGGACATCTATATCAATATCTGGAAGCTGAATATGGGTAGTAGACATTCTACCTGGATTAATAAATCTTTCAAAATATAACCCATATTTAATTGGGTCTACTTCTGTAATACCAGACAAAAATGAAATGACTGAACCAGCACCAGAACCTCTAATGCCACACATACCATGTTTAGTATTAGTGTACTTAATAACATCTTGAACTATAAGGAAATAGTCTGCTAAACCGTATTGATTTATAACATCTAATTCATAATCTAGTTGTTTTTTGTATCTTTCATCTTTTCCAACTAAATTCTCTTCACAAATTTGTTTTAATAAAGCGCTTGAATCGCCTTTATCAGTAAATTTTGGGAGCATAGGATTGCGGTTAAGTTTATATTCTTCAAACTCAAGTTCTAGAGTATTTTGCAACTCCTGTTCCAAGTATCCATATTCTAACGCTTCTTCATAAGACAAGATATGATACTTTTTATTATAGATTTCAGCAAATTCAGATCTTACTAACTCAGAAGAGATATTATGAGCGATAGATAATAATATTGTAAAATCTTCTATATCTTCAGGAGAAGAGAAAAAAGAAGAATGAACTGCGACAGTTTTTTTATTTTTTGCCGCAGCCATTCTTCTAATTTCAACATAATTATCAGCGTTTAAATCAACACCATAATAAGAATTATGCTTAGGATTATTTTCCTCATAAAGATATATAACTAGTAAATCATTTGTAATCAGCGCATCTAATAAATATCTGTCAAGACAAGTATCGCTTTTACTGTTAGCTACAGAAGTAATTTTTAACAACTGCTTCCAACCATCATAGTTTTTAGCATATATTAAAGTCTTATTTCCAGCTAAATCACAAATTTCCGTACCTATAATACCATTAGGGATTGAATCCTTAAATTTAACCGCCCCGCTAACAATACTATAATCAGCAATACCGCACAAATCTAGACCTATTTTATTTAATCTAGTTTTGATATCTGTGGGTTTAGACATCGCTTGTCTTACAGAATAATGTGTTTTACAATTTAAAGGTATATATTTCATTATTATATGTTTTTAATAACCCCAGTCTGAGCCCAAACATCTAAAGTATGTTTAAAAGGCTGCCCTTCAATATTTTTAACCATATTATACATTTCATCGGCTATCATTTTAATCTCTAACTGAGCGTGTTCGCATCTTCTTAATTTTAAGAAATTCGCAAAGCTGCGCATGTTAAACATTATATCGGCCTGAATCTGACTGTTGTATGTTTTGAAGAAACGGGCCGATTCTTTTGCTCGCTTGCGACCAAGAACTGGCGTTAGGTCTTCAAGACATTTATGATATAATCTATTTCCTTCTTCGGTATATTCTTTTAACCTATCTATCCAACTGTCTGATGGAGAGCCAAGATCTAAATGTGATATTTTAATATTATTCCAATCTTCCGGCAAGTAATACTTATCTTCTTTTAACTCTTTGTATCGGGCAGACTCAGCGTTTAGGCTACTAATTCTATGTTTTAATAGATGAATATGTGATGCTATATCACAATTTACTAGAAAATGGACCGAGCCTTTTTCAAAAGGAGTTTCATGGCCATTTTCCCAAAGCATTTTTATTAACTTTGGTATGCGCTCACGTTTTTCATCTGTCAATTCACGATTAGTAGAAGTCCAAGCGCTACAAGCTATTACTTCATCTGAACCATAATAGCCTAATAATTCAACTGAATTTTTCAATTTGAAGCCTTTATATTATATATCAAAAGGAACATTATTATTTATTTTTTCTTCTGTAGATTCTACAATATTATTAACAGCAGCTACACTATGCAGCTTGCGCAGTTTTTTTTCTGCTGTCTGCTTATTCATTGCGCTAATAGCGACCTCTTTTACTTGGCCATCTGAATAAGTAAAATTAACTATATAATTCTTTAACTTTCTCATGTTTTAGTCCTTATGTTTACCTTCTGCTATATACTTTGCATATTCTTCAATACGCTCAGTTAATCTTTTTTGCTCAGCCCAAAAACAACTTTCACAATGCGTCATACCTTCATAACGCCAAACACTTAATGGCCACACATAATTGTCTACAATATATCTTGATGTAGACCAAAATTTACTTTCATTTCTTTTTTGCCAAGCCATGGCGCAGAACATAATATCTGGCTCACCAGTCAATATAACTAAAAAACCTTGGCTTATATAAATAAGCAGTCCTACAAAATAATTAACCATTTTTCCCTTATCCAAAATATTTTAATAATTCATAAACTGAAAACTCTTGTATATCTACGTTTTCACTGTAGTAGCCATTTGACTCACCTATCCATTTACTAATAACTGTATCACTATCTACTTTAAAAGTTAAATTAATTTCAGTTCTATAATCATAACCATCTTTATCAGAAGAGCTAATAATTTCTTCATCAGTATCAATGATTACTTTACCTATAAGATTATTCCAATTACCGATTGTATCAACAATACGAACGTTTTCACAACAATCTTGACCATGATAAATCATAATTCTTTTACCACTTTTAGTAGTTAGTAAAATTTGATTATTATCTTCGTCTATATCAATATACTCAAGAGTTTCGCCAATTAAATTTTTAATATTCATTTTCGTTATCTAAAGGAGGACCTTGTATAGCCTCATCTATCATTTCTTGCAAATCTTCTATCAAATGTCTAGCGCCATCAATAGTTAGCGCTATACCAAGCCAATTATTAGTGTCTGTTGGATCGTATTCAGCTGTTTCATTTTCAATCTGCTCTAGAATTTCTTTATTTTTTGCAAAATACATCATTACAATAGGTTTTTCTATATCGTTTTCATCTATTATTTGGCCTGCGCCTGTACCAACAGAATAATGCACTTGCATCATAAAATTATTATCCATTATTTATAATCCTAGTAAATTCTTTTCCAATATCTCTGATAAAAGAAATTATTTCTTTATTATTCTTTTGTGTTTGCTTTAGTTTAGACCGCAGCGTTCGATTTTCGCGCAGCATTTTTCTGAGAGCGTTCTTTGCATGATATTCATTCATGCTTTCTACAGTTACTTTTTGCTTATCTTTTCTTGTCCAAAATTCTTCTTTTCTTGTTACCATACTCATTTTCTTACGCTTGTCCATATTTACTCCTCAACCAATTCTGCTCTGCTGCACATAACGAAAGCGCATTGCCATTAATATTATAAACACACTTTTTATCCTGCGAATGATACCACTTATCTGCTGGAGGATTAGCTTTATACTTTAAATAATGTAAAGTCTCATGTTGAATTACAGTTTTTACAACTGCTTCTGTCATTGGTCTCACCGTTGAAATAATCATATTATTTTTATCCATAACAGCTAAAGCATTTTGCGATACTTTAGATGAAAATTGAATACTAAAATGCACTGGCTTACCTTTTTTCCAAGGCACAATCTTTAAACCACTAACTTTAGACATTTCATTTAATGCATTTTGTATCATTAGATTTGTCTTATCTCTTGAGAAACCTCTCACAGCAAAACTACTGTTATAGTTTTTGTAAGAATAATACATATAAGTATAATTCTTGGCCGCCATAAAAGTTTCATTAGGCGCCTCTACTCCTAAATCTTCAGCATAAGGCTGAGTATTTGTCATAACCTCATATTCACTATAATTCATTTTTTCAGAAGTTGGCGGCTCATCATCAGGAGACTCATCTAAAAATACTTTTACATTATCTGGATTAATCTTATTAAAACCTAATACAGACTTTAAATAACCATAGTAATAACTAATTGTGTTAAACATTATTTGTACGTACACTTTCTTAAATCTGAAACATCTATATACATCTTGTTGTCCTTACCAAAAGTATCGATAGCAATTTTACCATCTATTAATACTTGGTCGCCGTCTTTGATATTTTCAAAAATCGCTTCCGCTTGTTTACCCCATGTTTGAAATGCAAATTCAATCATAGTCTTATCTTGCGAAGATACTACCCCCTCAAGTAATTTTAACTGCTTTGCTCCAACCGTTCTTAAATTTACAGAACTAACTACTCCTAATATTGTTATTCTAACCATTACTTTTTAAAATCCTTTATAATTTGTGAAGTACCATTTAACTTAACTAATTCATGTAAATGACTGCACGCGCACATAGGGGCGCCCATTTCATCTAATTGATTTTTTCTAAACTCGTTTGGAGCATTATCTAACTTGAGTTTGCTATAATAACAGAAATTTTTACATTTCCAAGTCCTACTTAATTTTGGAATTTCTATTTCTGATATTTTTCTAAATTGCTTTTTCAAACGCTCTAAAGTTTCTTGAGCATTTTTCTCTTCAAAAACTAAATCAAACGGCCCACCATCTTTAGTATAGAAAATTGTAACAATAAAATTCTTTGTCTGTGGATATAATCTACGCAAACAATAATGATAAATATTTAACTGAATATCATTATATAATTTATCATAATCTTTAATCTCGCCAGTAATCCAATCTTTTCTACTGCCAGAATTGTGTGTAGGTATCATATTCTTAGTGCATAAGAATGTATTACTTGGACTATCAACTAAAATACAACAGACTTCTCTATTCTTACGAAGTTTAGTAATAGATACTATTCTACGCACAGAAGAATTGCCAGAACCCCAAGAAGGGTCAGGACTTTTCCTTTTAAGAGAAAAAGGATTAATACCTATTGGTCTAAAAGCTATAGGATATACAGTTATATCTTTTTTAAAGATAGTATCTCTATGAATTTTAGACATATTAGGGCGCTGGCCCAAAGTTAATAATAATGCCTTTACATCACTAGAAAGTCTTTTCCTACAGTTAGTAAAAACAGCTTGTTTTCTACCTCTATTTATATTACCATCTGTATCCATCAAACCTTGAAGCAACTCAAGTCTTTGCTTAACAGATGCGCGAAAATAAATTTTAGGAATGTGTTTATTATTTAGCAGCCCAAGTTTTCTAAACTTATCTGTCTGATTTAAAACGGTTCTAGTTTCATAAGTATCAGTTCTTTTTTCTAAATTTTTACCTAATTTAAATTCTTTATGTCTTAATTTAGTAAAAACTTGCAAATCCCCGCTGGTGAGTTCGCAAGACCTGTTTCTACCATCTCCAAGCCAAGCACCAAGTAAATATGGGTCTATAGGCAATTCTATATCTTTTAACTGTAAAGGTTTAGCTACTGGAATCTCATCTCTATAATTTAATTCGCAAGCCATTTTTACAGAACCATCAGCAAGAGTCCATAAATGTTCTTCAGAACATATTACTTCAGTTTTATCATCGAACTTAATCTTTAGACATGGTTTTACTTTTGTTTTTGATTTACCTAAGACTTTTGTTGGATTGCCGTCTTTATCAAATAAAGTGTCGCCAACTTTTACTTTTCCCATAGTAGTCCAACCATCTATAGTTGGAATCTTGGTATTTATAGGTAAGTGCTTCCAGTCTATAAATTTATATGTATCATCATCAACTTTAGTAATTAAGTCAATGATACCATTAATTTTATATTTACCTTTTTCTATACCCTTATCTGTTTCATGATAATAGTTAGCCCAAGGCTCATCTATTTCTAGAGAGAATTTATGCTCTGTTTCTACTATTTCTAATTTTCTAGGGTCTTCTGAAGAAGCTAAAACAGTATCTATTGAAGCCCTGCATTCTTTATAATCTTTATCAGAAAAAGTATTTTTATACTTAAAGTTTGCTTTTAACATATCAAACAAAGCTTGAGTATCGATTTCATCTGGTGGGACAACTTCTACTTCATGATAGCCGTTACTAACTGTCTGTAAACCTTCTTGATGAGCTTTCTTATACAGCGCTAGTATTTCTAAATACTCATGGATGAAGGTGCCTTTTTCAGCAGCAATTTTTTCAGGCTCTCTAATTCTTAAAATATTACCAATGAAATACTTCATTTGGCACTCATCAACAACATTATAAGAAGAGGGAGACATACTAGTTATATACATTTTGCTTTATTCCAAATAAGTTATGCAATCTAATTTCTTGAAGAATCTTATCTATTTCTAAATTTTGTTGTGGTATTGTTAAATTTTTATTATCGATTATATAGTCATAATTTTCATATTTATCTACATCGTTTTTCTCACCAGCTATTCCTCTGGTCAATTTTATTACTTTTCCACCATTATTTTGGATGGCCTCAAATTCATTTTCAAAACGCGCATCAGTAATAATTGCGAACATACTATTGTCATTTTTAATTTTTCTTATTAAAGCATCGCACCACACGTTTTGATACATTGTTCTAAATAAATCAGTACCAACGTATTCTAATACTTCTCTAACAGACATATAGCCTTTTTTAGAAGTTTTAGTTGGCACGTCTTCCCATTTTAAATTAGTTGAGGTATTTTTTTGTTCATTACTGCCCCACAATAAATGAGGGTCTAATCCAAATATATCTCTACACATCTCCTTTAATGGATCAGCAAAGCTATATACTTTAACTATTGGATAGACTTCCTTATTTAAAAAATCTTGGAAAGACGGGGATTCTAATTTTAAATCAAATACTCCATTTTTTGACGTGTCGCCAAAAATATCAGATATTAATAAATCACCTTTATCACTTATCTTATAAGTATTTTTTACTACTCCAGACATCCATAAAATAGTGCCTAGAACATAATTACCGCATGTATTTTTTCCTGCGGTTTTTCTTCCAGAGAATGCTATAATCATATTATATATTTAATTCCATCAAATCTTTTAACAACTTATCCTGAAAATATTCTTTTGTCACTGCCGCTACATCATCTTCATATTCTAATTCTGGGATAATTACTTCTGCCCATGTTATTTTTTTAATTAAATCGCTGATTTTATCACCAGCAGGACCTTTATCTTTTATATAAACTATACGTTCTGGTTGTAATATTCTAACCTTATCTTCTTGGTAAGGAGAGAATCTTGCCCCAAAAGTTGCAAGCGCATTTGGTATGCCAAATTCTATTAATCTAAAAACATTACCAACGCTTTCGGTAAGAAAGATCGTTTTAGGTTGGACGACCGCTACATTAGTATAGTTAAAAAGATGATTATTTGAATGAAAACCTGGATTAAATTTCCATTTTCCTTCAAAAAATTCTCCGCACATCGAATTTGGGTGATGATAGCCAGAACATTTTTTACACTGTTCAAATACAGAACGCCCCTGATATCCGATTACTTTATTCATTTCAATAATCGGGACCACGCTCCTCCCAAACATTGGGTATCTGGGATTATTACAATATCCAATTTTAAAATCTCTTATAATTTTTTCAGAGAATTTTTTAGAAAAGAAAGGGCATGGATATATAAGATTGCGTAAAAAATAATCTACTGTTAATGGTTTGAATTGTTTTGTTTTTTTGATAATAGTTGGTTGTATAGATATTGGTGTTGGAGCATTTCCTTTAATAATTTGATTATAAAAAGTATCTATTTCTTTATCAGAAATATCTATACTTGCCCCTCCATCCCAATTTTTATAGTTCGCTGCATACAACCCTTTTAAAAAGCCATCAAAAGTTTTATCAAAAACTTCATGGCAATTATGAGATCTACAAACCCAAAATCCAGAACGCGGCCATAAATTAAAAGCTGTTTTATTGTCACCTTTATGGACTGGACAACACCCTATCATTTTATTTCCATATAATCTTAAATCTAGCCCAAAAAACTCAATAATGTTTGGTATATAATCTTTATTTTTTAACATTCTGAGACCTGAGCTTTCCTTCCATTAATTTGCATTTATATGTATCTAATAAGAAATTGATATAATCAAATTCACTTAGGCCAGGTCCGTGTCGCGCAGCCATAATAACTAATTTTCTATTCCCATTTTCTATTGGGTCTAATGCTAATTCTTCTGGAGATTTAAATTTAAATATAGAAAAATTAGAGCACAACCAAAGAATCCTATCAGAACCAGCTGCGACACCAGTACTTTCTTTATCTATACCATCTCTATTTAATTGAACTGCCGTCATAATAGGAATATCATATCTGACAGATAAATTATGCAGAGTAGTAATCATAAAACCCAGCAATTGATATTCTGCTAGATTGGAGTTAATACCGTCTGAACTAGTTAATTTTAAATAATCATAAATAATGATACATTCTGCTACTTTACCATCTTTTACTACTTGGTTTTTTCTTAACCATCTAGACATTATAGATATTTGCTCTTCAAAAGGCATACCAGAAACATTAATATGCTCATAAGGCAATTCTGTTAATTTATCAGCAGCCCCATATATTTTTGCAGCGGTCGCCTCTTTTTCACCAAAAACACCAGTTTCAATTAAGTTAATATCAACTTCAGCTAAATTAGATACACATCTATTTTCCTGTTCTTCAGTTTTCATCTCTGTATCTAAATAAAGAACTTTAATATTATTCTTCGAAGTATTTAATGCTATATTATTTAAGAAATGGCTTTTACCTACTTTTATTCTGGCGCCCACAACATTAACTGAACCTCCTCTTAATCCGCCGCCAATAGCTGCATCATAAATTGGATATCCAGTAGATAAACCGACTTGCGTTACTGGATTGTCAGCTAATTCTTTAAGCCTAGCTTTTAACCCATCTCCCATCTTTTTAGTTTGTTTAACATTATTAAATAATGAGTCAAGATTAAATTCTATATTTGCTAAAATATTATTGATAGATTCGCCACCAGTAATACCTTCTATTGTTTTTCTTCTATTCTCAAGCTCATCATGTAAAATTCTAGCTATTTCTAGCTTTCTAATTTTTGCCACTAGAGATTGTAAACTAGATAATTCACAAGCTGTATTAATCTTATCTTTAATATCTTTTATTTTAATAAAAGTATCTAATTTCTCTTGTTTAGCTAAAGACAAAATTAATGGGGCATCTAATACTTTAACATCAGTTTCATAACTAGTTTTTATAATTTTAAACAGAGATGAATTTGTGATGTCTGTAAAAGTATTAATTGACAGCATATCTGCAGAATCAAAAAATGCATCTGGACCATTTTTAATTAAACATCCAATTATGGAATGTTCACTATTACTATCCGCCAGCACTTCCATTCATACACCTATTACATATGGGTTCATTTCTATCTTTAGCAAACAGTCCGGCTTTAGCTTTAAACTTCGTCGTACATCTACGACAAATATACGTTGTTTCATCAGAAGGTCGTCGTGGAATAGGTTTTGCGCCTTCTTTCCACTCGACTTCGACAGGGACATCATCATAATCAATTTGAGCTAATACTTGTGAACCATGCTTAGTCTGTGTAGGTTTAATTATTTGAGTAGGCTCATTAATTATAACCTTATTAGGAGGATAAACCTTTTCCTTTACTTCTTGAGCATCTAGAATTAACTGTATTAATTCTTTTTTACTTAATTTATTAAGCATAGATTCTGTCATTCTAATCATGCTATCTTCCTTTTTTACTAAATTTTATACTATCTATTCTTTTAGAAAAATTATCTAACAAGTTAACTATATTATATGAAGTGTTAAGCATTATTTTATAATTTTGTATTTTTTCTTGCATCATTAATGCAGTGGGATTATTATTAATAACTATTTGTTCCGCATTTTCCCAGCTAACACCTTTGATATTTTGTATGTCTCTTGATATGATTTTTTTGAGTTCGTACTGTATCCAATCAGATGCAGCTTTAATACAATTAACTTTTCGTTGGATGAATAAGCAGTGTTGTAAAATTTTGATTGAGATGAGCTCGCATTCATTTTCTGAAAGATTTTTTAAATCTTCTCCACTATATTGTAGATATGTTTCTATATCTTCTTGCTTGCACTTATCTATTTTATCAAAACCAACAACATCTTTATGTAGTTTTGTAACTTTTTCTATTATAGCTTCATTTTCCATGTTTCTATATTCTCATTCCATAAAAATTCAACTAACCTAAACTTATTTAAATTGCACCATTCTTTTTTATCATTATCTCTTACTTTACTTCGCAAATAGTCGAATTTAGTTTTATGATAAAAAGGAATGTATTTAAAATGTTGCTCGCCATGAACTTCTATAATTAAATTATTTTTAGGAATAAAAAAATCAAAAGGAAGTTTTTTCTTTTTTAACACAGGCATATAAACTTCTTCTAATATAGAAACAAAAGGGAATTCTTGTTGAAGTAATTCTCTGGCTTTTAAATGCAGCTCAGACCTTGTAGTTAATATATTAGATTCAATTTTATGAGATAAGCTGTGTCCATCTAACGTTATTAGATTTAATTTCATATATTTTCTATAGAAGTTTTAATCAAATCAAAAACTTCTTTGTTATTGCGACAAGCTTCTGTTAGGTTTTCC